ACTATTGGTTCAACCAGAAAACAATTGGAGAATTTAAAAGAGAATTATTACCCAGTGGATGATTCCTTAGAATATGAATCTTATGGCGAAGAAGATGAAGAGAGTGAAGAGTAGAGATAAACTACTTATGATAATAGATGGTTCTAATTTAGCACATAGAGCTTATCAAAAATTTGAAAACTTAAAAGCAAGTAATGGTAAAAAAACTGGTTTAATATATGGATTCATGAGATTACTTAATTCATATATTATTAGGTTTAATCCAACTTATGTTCTAGTAACTTTTGATACTTTGCAAAGTAAATCTTCCAATTTTAGAAATAATCTTCTTGGAGGATATAAAGAGCATAGAAAAAAGAATAATTTATCAATGGATTATGAACAATTTAATTATCAATTACGTTCAGTGAAGAAGATGCTAAAGTATCTCAATATAACTGTAATATGGGATAATAAAGGTCTTGGTCATGAATCTGATGATTATATTGGTAAATTTGCTTTGGAATCAAAAGGTAAAGTATTAATAATATCCTCAGATAAGGATTTTTGTCAACTAATTGATGATAGAATAAAAGTATTCAATCCTTTTAGGGATATGAAATTAAACCAGAGAAATTGTAAAGATGTAATGGGGTATTCACCCAATGAATGTGTAGATTATCTATGTTTAGTGGGGGATAAATCAGATGATATCCCAGGATATAAAGGTATAGGAGAAGTAAAAGCAAGAAAATTTCTTGACCAATTTGGGTCTATAGAAAACTTTTTGGAATCTGATGGGGAATTCCCTGGTATAGATAGGGAAGGTTTATCAGAATTGTATAAAAGAAATAAATCATTGATAGATATTAAAGTAGCTTTAAAAGAGTATCCAATTACTACTATACCAATATATTATAATAAGAAAAATGAGATACTTCTTAAAAAGCTGATGGGTCAATTTAGTGAATATTCATTAAATTCATTTTTAACCAATGAGTTTCTAAAACCATTTAAGACTTTAAAACAATGGAAAAATATTTAAGAATACAGATAGCTGGACCTTCTGGGGTAGGGAAAACTACCATAGCAAAAGATATATCTGATATATATGGTATTCCTTATGTATCTGGTAGTTATTCTGATTTAATACCATCTACAAAAGATATATTACATTCTGATATGATAAGTATGGACCCAAAAGAAATATATAAAAATGATTTTCAACTTTTAAACCTTAGAAAAAGGTTATTTGAAAATAATCCAACTTATGTATCAGATAGGTCTTTTTTGGATTCAGCAACTTATATAATAGAAAAGGTATCTAGTAAAATTCCAAATTGTGAGATAGAGAATTTTTTGGAAATATGTTTGACTTTGTTAATGAATACTTGTACACATCTTATATTTATACCATTTACAAAAAGTTATTTTAAGGAATGGGAAATAGAGGATAATAATAAGAGAATAACCAATAAATATTACCAATATCATATATCATTATTGATGGAAGGTATATTGAGTTATTTCAATTATACCAGAAGTTATTTATACAGTCATATGATTGATTCATTAGTTCCAATAAATTGTGGTAAAATAGAATATCTTGGTAAAAGCCTAAAAATATTAATTTTACAAGATATTGACCATAATATGAGAATGGATAAGGTAATGAAATTTCTAGAGTTAAATTGATATGAAAAAACCAATAGCTATAGTATTTTCTGATTTACATATAAATAACTGGTCAAGATTTAATGATGATAAAAAAAGAACCCTGGAACAATTCAGGGTTCTTTCCATTTTAGGTAAAAAAAGTAGGAAATATAATGTACCCATTTTATTTTGTGGGGATTTTTTCCATAAACCAGAAACTATGGACCAGGAATTAGCAGAGATATGTTATAATGAGATAAGTAAATTGGATTTGAGGATAAGGGCTATATCCGGTAACCATGATATGAAAAAAGTTAGTAAAATTGGGGAAAAACCATTTAGTTGGTTATATACCTTACCAACAAATTTTGTTGATATCATGGATTATAAACAAGATATTTTATCATCATATAACCAAGATATAATATTACATGGGGTACCTTATATAGACCATAATATAGGGTTATGTGAATATCTTAAAAATATAAAACTGGATAAATCCAAAAAGCACATATTAATGCTTCATACTGACTATCCAGGAGCTAAAGATACTGATGATAGAGAAATAGATTCAGTGGAAAATCTAAATATAAATATACTCAATAGATTTGACCTTATCCTTTGTGGTCATATACATAAACCCCAAAGATTATCAAAAAAGGTTTATATGGTAGGAGCTCCAAATCAACAAAGGAGAACCGATATGAATTGTAAATTAGGGTACTGGTTAATAATGGAAGATTTTACCATGAAATTTGTGGAATTATCAGATTTTCCAAAATTCATAGATGTAGAATCAGAAGAGGATATTATAGATGATGGTAATTATTATACATTAATAACCAGAGAAACCATCATAGAATCCAATAATAAGATTCACAAGGGTTTATCAAAAAAGAAGTTGGTAAGGCTATACCTAAAATATAATAATATTAAGGATAAAGAGAGAAAAGAATGCTTATTAAATATAATTAAAAAGGCAGAAGAAGATGATTGAGTTCAAGAAAATAATAATAGAGGGATTTTGTTCCATAGGAACTCTAGAATTATCCTTAAATAATAATGGGATAACCATTATAAGGGGGGCAAATGGTTTAGGAAAAACAACTATATTTTCAGCATTGGTATGGGTATTGTATGGTAAAACCCTAAAAGGTATATCAGATGTAAATTTATGGAAAAAGTTTAGAACAAAAGATTATAATGGTACAAAGGTAGAAATATATTTTGAAAGTAATAATTCCATACATAAAATCATAAGATGCCAAAATTATACTGAAGATGTAGATGGTGCAAAGGGTGGTAGTAGACTTATATATCTTATTGATGCTGAACAGGTAAAAGAAAAAGGTAAGTTAAAATTACAATCGCTTATAGAGAAAAATCTGGGAATGTCTTATAATCTTTTCATAAATTCAGTAATGTTTGGGCAAGGTATGAAAAGATTAATACAAGAATCTGGTTCTGATAAAAAACAGTTATTTGAGGAAATATTTGAACTAAATTATATATCAAAGGCAAGAAAGATTGCCCAAGATAAATATAATCAATTGAAGGTAGAATTAGATGGGTTATTAGAAAAATTAGAGAATAATCAGAGCTACATAGATTCCATACTTTCTGATTTGAATTATACCAAAAAGAAAAGGGATAATTTTAAAAGTGAATTAGATGATAAAATAAAATCCTATAAGGACAAAATTATCCTATCAACAAAGAGGGTAAATGAATTAGCTCTAAAGACCAATAAAGTTGATATAAATCAACATAATAAAACCATAGAGAATATAAAAAAGAAAATCTCATTATATCAGGGTAAGGTTAGTGAATTAAAGAAATTACAAAAAGTATCATTACAAGATTTGGTAAATGAGGTAATTGAACTCCTGGAAAATAAAGAATATACTGAATCAATTTCCAAATTAAAAACCATAAGGGATTCATTTAATTCAACTGATAATTATATTCTTAGAATTTCTAAGTTGCAGAATAAACTAACTAATGAAATAGAATCTAAAAATTCACTAGAAAAAACCATATTAACCCTAAAATATGCAAAAGAAGAAGTAAAATCATTGGAATCAAGGTTAAAAGAGTTAAAATCACAAAATCCAGATTTTGAATCAGTTATTGATAAACAATCCAAAAAGTTAAAAAATTACAAACAATTAATCAGTAAGATAAAATCCCAAATTCAGGGATTAGAAAAACAAGTTAACCTATATAAATGGGCTTACTCAGAACCATTTGGAAATAATGGTATAAAAGCATTTATATTTGAATCCTCATTATCTGAGTTAAATAATTTGTTAAGTTCATACTCAGAAGTTTTAGGGTTTAATATTAAGTTTATGGTAGACCTAAATTCTTCAAGAAAAGATTTTGTAGTAAATATAAATCTTGAAGGAGTAGAAGTATTCTATGAGGAACTATCTGGTGGTCAAAAACAGTTAGTTAATTTAGCTATGGCATTTGCAATGAACCAAATAATAACTCAATCAAAAGGGGTTAATATTGCTTTTCTTGATGAAGTATTTGAATCATTGAGTTATGATAACATAGAAGTAGTTATTGGTCTTATAAAGAAAGTATATAGAGAAAAAACATTATTCTTAATAACCCATCACGAATCATTACCAATCCCAAATTCAAAAGTTTTAAATGTTAAAAGAGAACATGGTATCTCTGCCTATGAATTTTAATTATTACTATTGGGTAATAAAATATTAATTATGGCTAGAATAAATTCAAAAAATAAAGGCAGTAGATTTGAAAGAACCATTTGCAAATGGTTCCAGGATTGGACAGGATATGAATTCAATAGGGTACCAGCATCTGGGGGATTAAGATGGAAAAAAACAGATAATATTACAAGTGATATTACTTGTACTGACCCAAAACATTCAAAGAGATTCAAATTATCAGTAGAATGTAAATCATATAATGATTTAAAATTTGAACATATACTTTTAGGTAATAAGGGTTGTAAAATATTATCATTCTGGGAACAGGCTTCAAATGATGCAATTAGGGGAAATAAAATCCCAGTACTTATTATGAAGTATAATAATATGCCAAAAGGGGAAGCTTTTTTTGTTACTAATGATTTTTTATCTGGTATGATAATGAATCAAAGTTCCAAATTAACCAAACCAAGAATGAGAATAGAGGTAAACAATGAATTACATCTAAACATATTTATGTTATCAGATATTATAAACATAAGCTATAAAACTTTATATAAAACCATTAAAAAATCAATATAATGAAAACTAATACCCAATACGTTTATTGTATATGTAGGATAGATAAAAAACATTGGACAACTATCAATAGTGACCTTAAATGTGGAGGGTATAAGAATATAAAAGCTTATATACCCACTATAAGGATATTGAAGAAATCCAAGAATAATAAGAACTTTTATATAGAAGTACCATTATTATTTAATTATGGATTCATAAGAATGTCATCAGTAAAAGCTTTTGACAGACAATATCTTAGAAAATTAAAAAAGGATATACCCGGGATACTTGGTTGGTTAAAATCCCTAGAAACTATGCACCCAAAGAAAAAAAGGGCAAGAATAGATAATGCAGAAGACTTTGATGATTTTTCAAAAGTAGCAATTATAACCAAGGAAGAAGTAAAATACTACAAAAAGGTTTCAAAACAAAACAAGGTATATACTTCAGAGGATATAGTAAATTTGAAATTGGGTAGTTATGTAGTATTAAAAGGTTATCCTTTTGAAGGTATAGGTGCTACTATACTAGAAATAAATCTAAATTTAAAATTGGTAAAGGTTGCTTTATACCCGGATTCAGCAAATATAATTGTTCAAATACCAATGGACAATGTATTTTATTCTATTTATAATGACTTTGATGAGAATAAATTAATGGCTTCAAATGATTTTATACAAGAGAATATAGATAGTGAAAAGGTAGAACAATTTTTATTAAATAACCAATATTAATTTTTATGGAACCATATATGGAAAAAGCTTGGGATTGTCTTACTGAGCAAGAACAAAATAGTTTATTTCTAAACCTTTCAAATGGATTATCAGCTAGAGAAACTGGAGAGATTCTAAAAGTATCACATTATAAGTATTTAGAAATAAAAGCAAGGGCAGAAAAGTTATTCAAGTTATTTTCCGATTTTTTTAAGGTACATCCAAGTTTGATAAACCCATCTTCTTATATAGACCGAAGATTTGCTGATTATTTATTTGGTTGTATGGTAAAAAGATTACCAAAAGAAGAAGCCAAAATTCATACTGGTGATTCATCATTTTTACTTACTAAAATTAGTAATACCAAAATAGAGAAATGGATGTCAGTATTAAAACAATCTGAAGATAAATGGGATAAAGATTTATATGCTTTAATAATGGAATTTGATAGATGGAACAGTTATAGGATATTACCCAGAAAACTTCAAGCACCAACCCCATATAAAAGAAGAACCAATAAGAAAGAAAAGGTTTATATAAAATATTTACACAGAATACCTGATTTTAAGGTTAGGGCTATGATAGATAAATATTGGAGCAATGGTAAACCAGAAAATAGATATTATATATCTATTATATCAACCTTATTTGATGGTGGATATTCAATAGTACCAATAAAGAAGAATAACAATATATTATCTGAAATAACCAATATGAAAATCTATATATTCAATAATATCATGGATGCTGATATATTTGGGGTTCTAGTAAAAGAATTTTTTGAAAGAACCCAAGATTCAAAGTCTGGTTTAAAATTCTGGGAAGAGTACCGTTCCATTATAAAAACAGCTATTAATTATAGGGAGATTAATAATATGGATTTTACTTGTAGTAATTTAGACATGGCTTATAACCTAAAAAGAAAACCCATATCAAAACTACGAGAATCCAGGAAGAACCCATAGAATTTTTATATTATAAATTTGCATATTATTATTATATGTATTATATTTGCATATCAAAATTAAAAAATAAAAACTAATTAAAAAACATTAAACCATGAACAAAAGAGAAGAAAATCCATTAACCCTTTTAGGAGATTATATCTCATCAATAGGGGAAGAATTGCAAAGAATAATAGGTACAAATAATTTCTCTATTGGGGAATACCATTACATAGATGATGATAATGGGGAAATAACCCATTTCATAAGTATATACTCAAAGAGGAAAATTACAGAAAGTGAACAATTTTCTATAGTATCATCTTTGGAAGATAATGATATTACAGTATCAATTGATACTGATTTTGAATATGCTATGGAGAATATTGATACATATATTTATTATATAAGGATATACGCTTAATACTATGGCAAAGAGGAAAAAAGAACACCATATTGCTGGTGGTAAAGACAAATTAAAATTAATATCCTCAGCTGGGGGATTTAGTAATATGACTTATAGAGATTGCAAAAGGAGAGCAGTTGCATTAGGTATGCCATTCCCAGATGCTTGTTCAGCAGATTGGGGAAGATTGCAATCATATATAATGAAGACCGAAAATAAACCAGATTTATCATTGATTGATAAATATGATGATTGGGTAGATTCTATGCTAGAACAAGCTGGATATGCAAAAGATGACCCATTAAGAAGTTATCAATTAAGATTAGGTTTTATTTCTGAAGAGAAAGTAGAAGAAGGAAAAAGGAAAACCAAAAAGATAAGGGGGTTACCCAAATCTAAAAAACCAAAAAGAGAAAAAGACGAAAGCGGTTTATGGAAGGGTACAAAAAAATCATATACTTATGAATTAACCAATAAAGGTTACACTTTGGAAAGAATAACTAGAAGAGTTATGAAGAAGTTTCCAGAGGCAAAACCAAAATCTATACAACAATGGTATAGAGCTGCACTTAGGAAAAAAGGTATTGATTATAGGACTTTAAAATGATATCCCAAAAGAAACTAGAAAAAAGGATTGAGGAATTAAAAATCCTACAAAAGAAAAATCCATCTAAATTCCACAAAATGTATTCAAAAGCTATGAAATCAGCCATAAAAGATGGTAGGTCATATATATTGGAAACAGTTCCAGTGGAATTTAGATGGTATGTTTTATATAAAAGAAAAGCAAGACGGGAGGGAAAAAGATTTAAATATAAAATACGAGCTTATGATAAAAGGATTTATGTAAATAAATTCTACCCTTATTCATATCATAATCTAGAACCAGTTTTAGTATTGACTGGTTGGTTTAGTAGAAAAAATGCTAAATTACTATATGATACCTGGTATGGCAAATCATGGAGGGAAACAGTAAAATTTGTAAAGGGTAAAAAAGCAATACAATTGGGATTTAAAATAGGTAGGTCATTATATATAAATGGCAAATATAGAACCCCAAAATCAAAATTAACGGTTTTAAAAAGCTATAAATATAACAATAATAAAAAATCATATCGTTGGAATATTATTTCAGATTTAGTTGAGAGTAACTATTCTGATAAGGAAAAAGAAGACATAATAGTTAAAAGGGTATTAGACAAATATGAAACACATCAATGCGATATCCCAACAAAGGAAATTGGATTTAATCCAGAGATTACTAAGGATGAGAAACTTAAATTACCGAAGATTCAAAAAATTAAGCAAATCAGAAAAAAAGACCTATATGAAATGTGAACTTAGTAATAATATTAAATTTCTAGCATTGAAATATCATTGTTTAACTAAAAAATCACTGGAAAGGTCTTTTAGATGGGCTAAAAGGAATTTTGATTTATACTTTAAATCCATAGATAAATATAAGTATGAAAAAAATGAACTATATGTAGAAAAGGAATTTATATTTCAAGGATTTGTTCCAGAGAATGAGTTTAAAAAAAAGAAGGGTTTTGAATACATTTCCAGTAATAGACCAATAAATGGAAGAATATATATCTACCCTTTTCATTTATCCCATGACTATAAGCATTTGAAAAAAGGATATCCCAATATTTATTCAATATTTGATTCCGGTATTGGGGTTCCTGGATTTACAAAAGTAAACATAATAAAATAAAAGACTATGGATATCAGAAAAATGGAAAAAAGGGATTATTCTTGGGAACCTAGTATATCCTATGGTATTTCAGAAATAACTTATAGAGTTGATAATGATGAACCATTGGAAGAACCCAAGATATATCCCATTACCCTAAAAAATAGGGAAGACTTTTTAAATATGGTAAAAGAAATCGGGGAATTTAATCAAAATTCCAAAACCATTTCCCAAACAGTAGGTGGAAGATTTTATACCATTAAGAATATTATAATACTAAACTAATAAAACCAATTATTAACCATTAAAAAAGAAAATTATGGCAAAATCAAAAAAAGCAACTAAGGTAGAGAAAAAAGAAGTTTCTAGAAAAGAAATTAACGGAGCTATTATCATAGTTTTTGATGATGGTTCTATTCAAATTATTGCTAAACCCATTGATTTAACTAAGGAGGAAGTTTCTTCTTTATTTGGTTCTGATGATTCTGAAGAGGAAGAAGAAGAGGAAGAAGAAGAAGAGGAAGAAGAAGAAGAAGAGGAAGAAGAAGAGGAAGAAGAAGAAGAAGAGTTGACAGGTGAACAACTCAATGAAATGGATTTTGAGGAACTTGAAGATGTTTGCGAAGATAAATCACTTGATACTGACCCCGATGATTATGATGAGGATGAAGTTGAAAAGTTGAGAAAAGCAGTTGCAAAAGAATTGGGGATTACCCTACCCAAAAAGCAAGAGAAAAAATCCAAAAGCAAGAAGGGTAAAAAATAATAAGACTATCAATTATCGTTCATAATTTAAAAACCAAGAGGGTTAATTAGATGATACCTGAGTTTTTCGAGTTTTTCATATCGTTCTTTATAATTCCTAATTTAACTCTCTTGGTTTAAAAAGAAAAACCAATTTATAAAACAATAATAAAACAAAAGAAAATTATGGCAACTAAGAAAAAAGTTACAAAAGAAACAAAGGTTGTTGATGAAGCAAAGGCAGCAAAAAGAAAAGCTCGTATGGAAGCTTTAAAAAATCGTCCTGAGGGACAAAGACCCAATAGTAAACAAATTGACATTATTAATACTGATAATGGGGCAGTAAAAAATTATGGGTATGCTGTTAAAAACAAAGATGGATATCAAGGAGTATTGGTAACATCAGTTTTGGAAAATAAAGATGGTCAAGTAATTTCTACTTCAGTAACCTTTATCCCTGGTAAGCTTACAGTAAAATCCAAAAAAGGACATGGAGTTATCTGTACAGCAAAATCCAAAAAAGATAAAAATGTTGAAGAATCAGAAGATAATGAGGATTAAAAATCCATATAACCTCTCTTTTTGTTCATATTAGTTAAGTTTTAGTTCTAAGCTGTGGTCCCATTTAGGTTTAACTTATTTTCCTAAATGGGACTTTTTATTTATCAGGATTATGGATAATAAATTAGATGACCAAGAAATTTTATACTTTGCAATCTGTAATCAAATAGGATTATATAATTCTTTTCTAGAAGATAATAAAAATAACCTCTCAAAGGAAGATATTGAATTTTCAGAATATATAATTGCAAGGTCAATGGAGATAAGGGATAATATGGAAAAGGGTTTATTAAACAAATTTGATTTAGATGAAGATAAACCAATAAGTAGACCAAAATGGACAGAAGAAAGTATGTAATGTCAGTAAGGAATTTAATTCTTAGCATAATTGACCAATCAAAAGAATTAGAATCATTGGAATTGGAGTTATCTAAAACTAATAATCTTGGTAAAAGAAATTCTTTGATAAAATCAAAGGTATTTAAATTAAAGAAATTAAAGCATACTATGAATACCATTGATAAGGTTATTAATGGGAATATTATAACAATCCAGTATTCAATTGATGAACAAGTATTCCAAAGGAAGTTTGTAAATATATCAAAAAGAGATGTAATATTATTGTTGAGATTAACCAATTCAAACCATAGAGTTAAAATCCTAGAAATCCAGGAGGAATTTACCGAAGAAAGTTTAATAAAACTATAAGATATAAATTTAGAATCGAATCCTATGGAATTTAAGACCTTAAAAATATCACCAAAAAAAGCAGTTTTAGAATCTGTTAGGGCTCAAACTAAATTATTTAGATATGTAAGGGATAATAATTTGGAATCAGCAAAGGCAAATTTAAATCACCCTATACATGGTCCTATTATTAAAGATTATCTAAGAATCATACAATATGGTAATAATAAACTAAATGAGTTAAAACAAGAAATTATGAAAGCAAAAAAAGAAAAGAAAGCTAAGGAAAAATTAGCAAATGAAGTTAAGGTTAAAAAGAGTGATAAAAAACTTAAGAAACCAGTAGTAAAGGTTGAATCATCTAAAAATAGGGTATTCACAACCTATGATTATCCCACCATTGATGGAAAAGAACTTTCTTCTGATTTGAAAAAACGGTATAGAGCAAAAATCAGAAGTTTAATGAAATCCCAAATGACTAAAGAAGAAGCAACTAAGAGAGCAACTTCTTTTATCAAAGAAGAAAGTGTAAAACCCAGAAATACAAAGCAGGAACCCGACAAGGAACCAAAAAGCAAGGTTGGAAAATCAGAGAAAAAAGAAAAGGTTTCTAAGAAAAAAGATTTACAACCAAAGGATTCTTCAAAATCCAAGAAATCCAATGATAAGCCTAAAAAGAAAAAGGCAAAAAAAGAAGAGGATTAAAAGGATTTTGTAGGACCAAATAATAGAAAGGTATAGTGGATAATCCTGCAATTCACTATACCTTTTTTCATTGACTAACCCAGAATTTTTATTTGCATAATTAAATATTAAATTTTATATTTGCATATTAAAATAAAAAAGGAAACAACTACTATGGCAAAAATAAGAATAACTCCTGCTTTAACCTCAGAAAAAGTATTACTTATGGTTTTAGACATAAACATAGAATCCATTGAGGGAATACTATTTGACAAGACAAGAGAAAAATGGGAACTTCTATACTATAATTATGGTATCAGTGAGAAGATATTTAGGGAACAAGCTGCAGAGATAGCAAATACTTATAGATTTATGAAAAATCACATATTAACCTATAATGATATTCCAACCATGATGTTAAAGACTTTAAAGGTTACTTGGTATAATACCTTAAAAAGTACCTTATTCATGTTGGAACCTCAATTATTAGAAGAAGAACCATTTGCTTTATATGCAATAAATAAGCTTTGGGATATATTTCTAGAGATTGATTATATTAGAGAAGATAATTTTATTTACCCATTAGATTTAAAGAACTATGTTAAAAAATTTGGACTTAATTGATTTTGAGGTTAAAAACAGTTCTAATTTAACCCATATTTCCTGGAAAAGAGATATTGGACCCACAACAAAGGGAACCTTAAAAGTTTCGTTTCACAATGGTCTAAAATATGAATACTATGGTGTACCAAAATCATTAGTAGACCAACTATATGAAATCGAAAAAACTAATGGTTCAGTTGGCTCTGCATTTCATAATCTTATTGTTAGTAACAAATCAATAAAATATCACAAATTATGATTAAAGAGGATTTTAATCCAGATTTTAATGATGATGACTTATTAGTGGATATAACTTTTAAGGTAGTGAAATTTATATTCAAAACAATTGCAATATTGGGAGTTTTCATTGTATTTGGTAGAATATCTCAAAGTAGTCAAAATAATGAAGAATATACACCCATTACATTTACTAATGTTGACCCCAATATTCCAGCAAGTGAAATTAAGTCAAGAGATTATACTAATAGAACAGTAACTTATAGAGAATATGGAACTCCACCCCCAAGTGTATTATATGATAAATCAGATTATAGTAATAAAGGATTTGTTATAAAAGCAAATAATGGGGTGGAAATAAATACTGGATTAACCAAAGATGATATTATACAACAAGTAATGGACGATGCTGATATACATGATTTGATAGAATACTATGGTGATGAACTAAGGTAATCTCTACTTTATCATAATCCTAGAATTTATTATATAAAATATTTGCATAATAAAATAAAGCATTATATATTTGCATTAAATAATAATTAAATAAAAAGGATATGGCAAAGAAACCCAAATCAAAAATTAACCTATCGGATTATACTTATGAATTTAAGGAAATCCTGAAAGCACACAGAAATTGTTGCCCATACCATCATTACCAAAAACAAGGAGATAATGGGTTAAACTATACCATAAAATGTGGTGCTAATCATGAAGTTTGCAATGACAATTGCTGGTATATTCAGAACTTCAAAGAAGAACTGAAAACATTTATCCCAGAGTAAACCCCAAGAATTTTAATTAAAAAATTTTTCTATATTAAAAAATTGAATTATATTTGTATCGAAAAAATTAATTATCTATTATTTATAAACAACTAAAACTTAAAGTCATGGAAAAGAACGAAAAGAAAATCCCAACAACTGCTGAATTCATTAATGAAGTTCAGAATGCATTAAACGGTGAAAAAACACAAGAGGTAAAGAAAACCAAATCCAAAAAAGAACCCAAAGAAGTAAAGGCTCAAAAGAAAGAAGACAAAACTTCTAAAAAGAAAACCAAAAAGAACGAAAAGATACTAAAAGAAGTAAAGGCTCAAAATGAGGTAAACTTGGTGGAAGAGGTAATATCCAAAAGGGAAGTAAAATATAAATACCCAGAGGATTGCATTGATACCTTATCAAGAAAGAAATATAGACAACAGGTAAGGAATAAACTTCACCAATTGGAATTGGAAATGTACAGAATTCAGGATAAGCAATCCAAGGAATTCAAGAGAAAATCTAAGGAATATGAATCCTATAAAAAAGAAGTTCTAAAAGAAGGTGCAGCTGCATAAAGAATAAATAGAGTGGGTGGATGAAATAGTTATTATTTGTTTAATGTTTAAGCAACACTATTACTTTTGACTTTCACTTTCTTCATTCACCCACTCATTATATAATTAATATACCTTAATAAAAATCCAGGGTTATGTATGAGCTACCAGAAAAGGTTATTAAAAAATCTAATGAGGAACTTATAGATATACATAAAAAATGTATAACTAATTATCTTATCCAAAGGCAAATAAAAATCACTAGAAGGAGACAATTATTCATTATTTATGACCATTATATAAGTCATAAGAATATAAGAATGTTCTTTTATAGACCAATAAAGTTATTTGTATATGCTTTGGTAACAAATAGGTTGGAAGAAATAAGTAATTACATATATAAGACAAAAAAAAATGTTCACTGATTTAGTATCAACTTTTACTCTGGATAAAACCAGGATTATATACCCAAATTTTGCAACTAATAATCTTGATATTAGGAAAATCATGGTAAAGGATTTATTCAAATCCTGGGATACTAAGGGTAATAATACATATCCAGATTTTTATATAAGAGGGTATTACTATAATGAGGACCATCATAGTAGGAATATATTTAGAATTGATGATACTGGTACCCATTATTTATATATCACTGGAGTCCCAAAAGGAACCCCAAAAAATAGTAATGCCCTAAATGTATTCAAATTACTAAATGCACAATATATGACTTATTTTGAGGATTCAGAAATAGGATATTTAATTCAAATAACACAGATATGGAAAAAATGAGTTTACTTAAATTGATATGTGCTCAAATAATGGCAAATTATAATAATGGCATATATCCCCATAATTTATATGAACGTAGAGGACCAAAATTTAATCCCAATTATACAGTTAAGGATAAAGATTCAATGAGGCAAGAAAGGGAATTTAATATAAATGGGGTTAAGGTAATGGCATATTCCAGGAAAGATGCAATACAACGTTTAAAACATAAAAATAAAAGAAAATGAAAACTAAGGATTATGTAAGGTTATTCAAATTGGATAAACCATTTTATGAATTTAGTAGAGAAAAGTTCCTAAACAAACTAGGGGAAGAGTTTAGTCAAAGAATTGAAGAAACTAGATTGGATAGGCAAAAAAGGAATCTAGAATTTACATTCTCTATTTTTAATAAAATTGTAAAGGAAATAGAAATAAAATTCTGGTCAATATCCAATAAAAAACATGGGTTGCCTTTTTCGGAAAAATTATTCTCTTCATTTTTTGCTGGGTGGATAATCCCAATCCGAAAAAAATATTTCCCAAAGGAGGACCAAGAATTAACCATAAAATGGGAAAAGAGAAAATTGGAAGAATCCAAGGAACCCCAAAAAAAACCAAATACCAATACTCCTAAAAAACCTAAAAATAATAAATCCTCTTCTCACAAGACTAGTAATTAGGTTCTAGGAATTTTATAATTTTGGAGTAAATAAAAACAATTACCTAATAACCAATAGGTTAGGCCTTAAAATCCTAAAACAAAAATTAATTGTAGATACTAAACATATAGGTCTGAATATCATAGTTATTGGTAATGTAATCATTGATAAAATTGGGATTATTGGTATTAGGATTACCCAACAAAAAATCCCAATAAATTGCCAAAAGAAATAATCAGAAATTTAATAGTGGGTACCTTAATTAGTTTACCCACTATTTTTCTGTGTATTTTAACCATATTGAATAATAAGTAAAAATCCTATATAATCATGGCAAAAAAAGATTTAAATCAAAATCATCAAAGAGTACCAAGACCAATGGGTATAACCCAGCTAATGAATGAGTACCATAAAACTAATGATAAAAAATTATTAGATATGGTTCAAACTTTTATGATACAACAATGGATTATAAATAATGGTAGAGTATGCGGGAATAGTTTTTCTATATTAGAATTAAGTAAATTTCTATTATGTGAACCTGAAAGGATAAGGAAGAGAATGGTAGAAATGCTAGTGGAAACCAATTTATGGGATAAAGAAAAACAAGATAGATTAATGGATTCACTAGTAGGGCAAAATCTTGTATGGTTATTAGAAGATAGGATGGAAGTAGAGGGTCAATTAAACTTATTGAAAAAATCCCAGGGGGATAAATACACTCCATTTGTTACCTCAGAGCTCAATAAAACTCTTGGGTTAAAATTAAGTACTTCAACAAATTTACAATCTTTCATTAAGGCTTTGTCTGGTGGAAATAGTTATGTAAACATATTCAATAATAATCAGGTAAACCAAACTCAAAATAATACAATAACATATGATGATGCTCTTAAGATAGTTCAGGAAGAAAGTACCAAATTCCTAAATAGTGACAAAGAGTTGAAATATATAGAAGCTAATTATGATATTGATAGTTTACCAGAAGTAGTTGCAACTAAACAACTTGGGATAGATACCTCAAAGGAGGGTCTCACTATAAGTAATTCAGAAATTAATCAAACCATAGATACTTATTATAAAGAACTGGATAAAGATGAAACCCCACATGATGTTAGAAGGGAAATAGAATTGCAAATAGATAAAGAAGCTATAGACCCAGAGATGGACATATACCCAAATAACTAACCCCTATTTTATTATATTAAATATTTGCATAATAAAATAAAGCATTATATATTTGCATTAAATAATAATTAAATAAAAAGGATATGGAACTAAACCTAAAAGAATCATATAATTTACTCAAAACTCTAATCAAAGAACATTGGGTAATATATGATTTTCCTGGTGGACTGGAATTAATAACTTCGGTTCATCTTAAAGCTAATGAACTTAGTTTTATAACCAAATCAAAACTTATAGTATACCCAGGAAAAAGAATATACATATTAAATTCTAAGAATACCCCATTAAGACTTTTCAATAATGTATCATCAAAATTCCTTGATTTTAACATAGTTACTATAGATGTTAGTGATATTACAAAATATAAATATTTTGGTATTATAAAACTAATTGAACCAATGGATATAGGTTCAGATATAAATAAACTACCAGAGACCATATTTATAGAGGAGGGGATTATTGACGATACATATCTTAAATATACTTTGATGGTAGATGTAGTTGAAGAAAACATTGGGGAAAAAGAATACAAGAAATATTACATAGTTAAATACATAGACCATAACTTTAATCTACATTTTAAAAAATATAAACCAGAGGACCTAATAAGATTAACATTTATATCACCATTAAAACTTAAATAATATGTACGAAACTCAAAAACTGATTAGTAGAAAAAGAGGTAGATATCTTATCGATGATGAGAAATTATTCAATTGTATAAATAATCTATCAAAAGAATATCATATAGATAACTATAAACTTCACAAAAGGGTGTACGAAACTTATAAACATAATAGTTCACTATATGATATTATGCCTGAATTATTATTTAATAAAACTCTATTGTTAGCTTTACATATAGCTAATAAACAATATATAAAACCAGTAAGGTTATGCAAAATAATTATCATTGACCTATATTATATATCTAGGAATGGGTTTATAGATTATCCAGAATTAGAAAAACCCATCTTGGAGTCAATAGAAAAATGTATAAATATGGGTTATCTTCATAATTCATTAACCCCATTACTAAATGGTGATGTATTTCTTAGAAACCTTTATACAATGATATATTCACAAAATATGTCAAAAAATGACTTAATACAAAATTGGTCAAACATAATATATGATTGCTTATACTTATTCTCAAAAGATGAACAATCATTCAATATGGTTAGAAATACAATTATCAGGGACCTGGAAAAGTTTAGAGAAGAAAAGAGATTATGCAATCAAAAATAATACCATTTGATGTAATACAACAAATCCTGGAATTAAATTATGACATATCAACAATGCGTAAAGATAATGTTCCGCTTAGTCAAATATCCTCATATTTAAGACAAAAAGAGAAAGAGATTAAAGTAAATTACCAATTAGATGATATAGACTTAGCTTTGATAAGATTCAACATGTTCAGAAATTTTAACCTGGATTCATAATATTAGTTAGTTAAACTTTGGTAGGGAATATTCCCTACCATTTTTTTTGTTCCATTCTAGAAACTTATATATCTTAATCTTAGGAAAAGAAAAGCAAACAAAACCCAAATTCTGGAACCAAGAATAAACCCCTATTTTATTATATAAAATATTTGCATAATAAAATAAAGCATTATATATTTGCATTAAATAATAATTAAATAAAAAGGATATGGAAACAACAGAACAAAAAATTAACTTGCAACTAAACATTGATGATTACAAATTCTTTGAAACCACTCAATCATTTGATGATGACCAAACCTATTCAAATTTGATACAGGGGTTTATGGATGACCTTGATTATAAATTGAAAAACATGAATGATTCAGAAGATGAACCAGTAGATGAAGAACTTTATGATAAGATTATTCCAAACAAAAAACTAAAATTACAAATATCAATTAATATTGATGTTCCAGAAAAAGAAGCTAATAGTATCATATCTGATATACGATTTATCTATGATAGAAATTCTTTGGTAAAAGACATATATGATATGCTAAATGAATCATCTCTAAATATCCAGGACATAAATAAAGTAATAGATATTGTCAGGTCAAAATTCTAACCAATAAATTCTAACTAATATGCAATTTAGTAGCTTTATAACCAATAAAATCATTAAAAAACTTATTGAATGGGACCCAGAATTATGGTGGGTAGATATATTACATAATTCTAACTTTAACTTTTTCAAGGATTTACAAAATCTGTTAAACTCATATAAAAACCATATAGATATTATATTCTATCGTAATGATGAACAAATATATTTCATTGAACATGGAACAGAAAATCCTTGTCATACTTTTAGGGTAGATGATGTAACCTTTTATATAATAATTAAATAACACTAATATGATAAAGAGATTAGTTAACAAAGTAGACCCAAGTGAATTTTTATCGGATTACACATATAATGCACTTATATACCTATGTGATTCAGGAAAAGAATTTGCTAATTGTTTGAATAATATCCAAGAACATAATTTTAAAAAGGAAGCTATAGATTCCCAAATACACAATATGTTCAAACAGGTTCATTTAGAAAACCAAATACATAATTCAGACTTTGGTGCTTTTAAAATAAATGGGGAAATATACCCATCTATAAAATTCAAACTAAAAGAAGATTTAATACATGACTGGTTCTTAATTGGTACTCCAAATGCTATAATATTATTAGCAAATAATCCATTATATGAAACTGAACAAAACTAAATATCATGAAACTATCCACAAAAATCCAAAAACTCTTTGATGATACATTCAAAGGGAAAGATTATTATAAATTCCTCAATCTGTTATCCACTTATGATAACAGATTCCATACCATAGTAATAAAGGTAGATATGGAATCTATGGAACTAATACAAAAGCTAAGATTAATATCATTTCTCATATTATCATCTATATTTAAATATAAGACTGATACCTTTGAACGCATTGGAGAAATAGAAACTGAATTCTTAGTAATAAGGTCCTATCAAGATAGAAAATACCAAATGAATACAATCTTATTCAAAGACTCTGGAATTATCCAAATAAGCATACTGGAAATATGAAACTGTTAGCTCATCTCATATATCTATTAAATGAACAAGGGGTAGGTAATACATTTTACCTATCCCCAATCATTAAAAAAATCCTAGATAACCACTATGAACAAGAAAGAAAAGCTAAGTTATCAACAATGAAGGTATACATTAGGAAGTTTACAAATAATGGTTATCTTAAAAAAGAACCAGGACATTATATCCTATTAAAACCAATCCCAACAGATTTAACTACCACAATTATAAGAACTTGGAAATGAACTCAGACCTAAAAATTACTTTATCAAGGGTAATAGAAAAACCATTACAAATCAATGGTATAGATACTGAAACCCAATACATTCATGAACTATTCAAACGTTTGGTATTCTATGAATTACTAAACAAACTAAACCTAAAAGACCTATACTATTATAGGGACAATGTCAAATACTGCCCAGGTAAGGTAGAGATAAACTTCGTACTAAACAAGGAAGAACTAGACCTATTAATAAACCAAATATCCAGTATGGATAATGTACAACAAACCTATATAAAATTTCAAAAAGAACTAAGCAATCTAAGCAAGGAAGAACAAAAAGAATTATTAGAGTTAATAATCAGAAGAAATAATATCTAAGTCTCTAGAACTCAAAATAAAAAAGCAAATTATGGAAGATTTAAACCTATTATCAGAAAATATAATAAACCAAATCCTAAGTAAAATAACCCAGATAAATTGGAATGAAGACCAGGTAGATACAACCCTAAACCAAATATCCCAGATAGAAAAAGAACTAAATCTAGACCATGACCTAATCCTACTACCAAACTTCCCATATATAAAGGGTTACCTAGACGATTACAAATTCCTGATAATTCTAGAGAATAAAAGATATATCCTCCTCCAAGATATACCAAACCAATTATATGACTATCTAGAACAAATAGAATTAATACCAATCCAAGGATATAAAACCACCTACCAAGACCTAGAATACAAATACAAATACCACATCAAGTTCCGAACCCAAATAAACCAAATAAAGAACCAAGTATCCGATAAAACCGAATCCCTGATAGAGAACCTAATAATAACCAACAACCTAGAAAATATAAACATAGACCTAGTGATTAAATCCGATAAAGAACCTAATAATATCCCCGAACAAAAACCAACAAAAGAACTTAATCCCAAGACTAAGTAAATAGGATTAAATACTATCAGGTACCCAGAACAAAATAAAGAACCAAATCCCAAGACCTAAGAATAAGAACCAACCCCAAACAAAAAATTAATAAAAATAAATAATATAAAGGAACCTAATATAAATACCTCTATATAATAAACTTATAAATATAAGGTATCTAAGGTTCCTTTTTTGTTTCAGGATTATTAAATCCCAGTATAAAAATAGACCTTCCCAAAAAATTGAAAAAACCTATTTCTAAGCTCAAAACTAATATCAAAATAGCTCACTTTTGAGCCCAAAGCCGGGATGTTTTTCGGTAGCTCTAGGAAGTTCCAAGGAGTACTGTTCCCACCTACCCAAAGGCTACCTTGTGGCCCTTATTTTAGGGCCCAAAAGGCTGCCCAGAGGTACCTAAAAAGCCCTAAAACCCCTACCTAAAATTGCCTAAAAGGCAACCTAAAATCCAAATCTAGGTACCTAAGAATCCTTATCTAGGACCTTCAAGGATTAAAGCCCAAATGACGACATACCTCTATATATCATACAAAACATATACTATTCAAAATCCCAAGAAATAAATTGCCTAAATCCGAATCCGAATCCGAACCTTAACCCAATACTCCCTCTAATATAATATATATATTATATAATAAAGTACTTAGGATTCAAGGCCTTGAAATTATTTAGGATTCTGAAAGAATACTGATATACTATAGTATTGAGTACTATCATGCTTTAAATTAAAATCCTAATCCTACTAGGCCTTAAATTTACTTTATATTATTATATAATATATATATAATATAAGGGTTCGGATTTATTAATTTAGGCAATTCTGGGTACCCAGAATTATTAGGTTTAGGTACCTATATTTAGGGATTTTGGGTTCTGGTTTATAATCGGATTTTGTTTTCAGGTACCTAGAATAGGTAATTTATTTTAGGATTTAGGGCCCAAAAGTATCTGGGATTTTTAAAATTTCCCATCAACAATGTGCAAAAGATTTAAGGCCCTTTGGGTTATTTTCAATAAACATCTTAGTAAGTTATTAGTATAAAGTTAAGAGTTAATATTAAAACTAATAAATAAGTTCTAGAAGGTATATTAAAATTAATGATAAGTAGACCATATAGTGGAGATATGAGATATCAAGTATATTTTAGAGGATTAAAAATTAAGGCTTAATTCAAGGCCCCGAATTTTTATTTGCATATTATTATATTATATATTATATTTGCATTGCAATTAAATGCAATAATATTATTTAACAACACTTAAACATTAAACACAATGATTACAATCAAAAGTCATTTTTCATTCTCAGGAATCAATATTCCTAGTACAGTTACTTGTTCAATTACCTCTTATTTTAAGGGGGACACCTTTATCCAGGACATTGATTTCCCAACCACATTAATCACAGAGCCTCTGGGACAAAATTACATTAAAACAATAATAAAAAACAATCTAGAGACTCTAGAAAACTACCTAACCCAGTTAAGACAATATCCTAATGACTCAGAAATTGCCTCGGAAACAATAGAACTATTCAATGCAATAAAACAAATAAATAAACACTTATTGCCCAATAACCAAATATTTGACCTAGACTCATATAACCCAACAATACAAAACCTTTTAAATAACTTAAAATAATAACCACTATGGATGCTCTAGAACTTAACAATCAAATTGCACAATTAATCACAGATTTCATCGCTTATATCCCCACAATAGGGGAATTCGACCCAAGCAATGAAAGACCTAACAAGGATTTCATTCCAATCCTAGAACTTGCAAACCTAAATTACACATTGCACCCAAATGATCACTCCTCACAATTAAATATAACGCTTAGAAATACAATGGATTCTAAGGAAGAGGAATTCAATGAATATCTACAAAATAGAATCGGTGAATATGTTCAAGGTTTCATTGAAAAGTTAACACAATTAACAGGATTACATCAAATCCCAGTTAATAATACCCAATTAAAAATATATCAACACCCAAGAATGGGGGATACCTTAACATATCATGAATCAGATTTCAATTATTATATTACTTATTCACAATATTTAGACTAAGTTTCCATAATAATAACATAATCCTGAATGACTGGGAGACCTAAAAAGTCTCCCTTTCTTTTTGTGAATCAGAAAATTCCTACCAACAAAGGCCCAAACCGAAAAGAGCCTTTACCTTATGACAATTATTGTAATCCTGATTTTAAGAATCACCCAATAAATTACTTCCTACGCCCTATAACACATCCTGACCCAATATTCAGGAACTCAATCCTACACTTACCCACTGGGAGCAAAATTATTATATAATATATGATTGGAATAAAAATATAATTATTATATTTGCATTGTATTATTAACAACTAAAATTTATTTTTATGGAAACAAAAAATTATTTAGAGAGAGTAAACGAATTAAATGCAATTGCAACTAATTTATTTATGGGACCCACAAAACCCAATTACAAACTTGCCATAATTACGACCATAGACTATGCAGGAGCCTATGGACTTGCATTACCTGGCAGCCTAAACCTTATTAATAACGAATACTTCGAAATAACGGGTAATCCAGAACTCGAGGGTTACTTTGCCCAAGTAACCTCCTTACCCTTTACCACTCAGGAAAACCTAAAACGACAAATCGCTTTAATAATAAATTACAACATAATTTACCTAAATAACTGGTTAAACTCCAATCCTGACGATGGGGACTATTTCGACTATATACCTAGCTTAATCGACCAAATGCTCCAACTAATAAACTTAGGCTTTAAAACCTTGGACACTTTTAAAACGGAATACAACCATATTTACGAAAAACTCCAAACACAAATTAATAAATATAACGAAATGGACCCCGAAAACGGTGCAAACCATATTAACCTAAATACCTTCACCTTAACCGAAGGTTACATGATACATATGCACCTATAAAAAACCTAAACCCAATTAGGAGCCCTCAACAATGGGCTCCTTTTATTTTCGCCTTAAAGGGACCACCTACGCCCTTTAAGCAAAATTAGCAAATTTTATCAATCGCTTGAATCCTTATATCGCTTGAAAATAACCACATACGCTTGAAAACCTTTTACTATCTAATCTTTCCTTATCTATCAAAGAAACAAGGCAATATATAAACCTTATTCTAGAGCCTCAAAGAATTTAAACATATTTACTCTAATGGCCATAATTCTATTATTTCTAAGAAATATTACTTCCTACCTGATTTACTACATACCCAATCCTAAATATATAACCCAATATAAATACCAACAAATCGATTTCCTAAAACTATACATACCTAATCAGATAATTAATATATTGCTAACAACGCATGTGCACCTTTCAGGCATACCAACAATGGTTCCCATCAACAAGGGCCTAATCTTACTAACGCCTTCAGACCCCCGTGGCAAATTTGTAAAAAATTGTAAAAAGAAATAAAAATAAAAATTATTTATTTTCATTCTAAATAATTTTTTATTTAGAAAATTTCTAAATAATTTTTTTCTAAATAATAATTTTTATTTTTTAACTTGCACAATAAAAATAAAAGCCCTATATTTGTAACGTAATCGAAAGGGAGATATTTCCTAATTCATTACACATTATTATATTATTGTTTAACTTTCTAATTTTTTTTATTTATGGAAACAAAAAATTTTATCGACGAATTATTAACAAGTGACGTATTTGTTAAAAATTCAAATGGAAAAAAATCCTCAATTTATAAGAGGGAATTATTTGCGGGATTGTTAGACGACGACAAAAAAAAATTACGTAGAAAGTTACGTAAAACTTTACAAAACAAATTTTTAGCCACATTTTTAACAATTCGTAAAAATGAAATTGAATTGAAAAAATTGTCAAAAATTTGGGTTGAATACGCAAACAAAGTATATAATAATATAGATATTGTTTGCGAATCAAATACAGATATTGAAACGCAAAAACTAATTAAGCAATTTTTGGAATCAATGAAAAATTGTGCTGCAAAAACAAAATAAATTTCTAATTGAGTAGGGGGATAAACTCCCCTACTCCAAAAATCAAAAAAAAATAATGAAAAGGGAAAATAAACGTTATATTAACTTTGTTAGAAAGGAAATACAAAACGAGTTAGATATTTTTCAAAGTTTTTTTTCAACTCCAATTTTTGAAAAAAAAGTTGTGTATAAAGACGGGGATAAGATTTATATTTGCTTTCGTGATAATGAAAAGTTTTTAGAAAAATTTAATCAAAATTTTTACAAAGACTTAAAAAGAAAAATTCTTATCTCGATTCGTTCTAAACTAATTCATGATAAAAAATTTAAGTTAAAACGATTGGTCAATTTTGAAAAACAAAATATTACTGCAATCATTTATGAAACTCTTTAATGATTTATAATAAGGAAAGGTTATTTATCGAAATGGAATAATATTTTTTAGTTAATTAAGTTAATAAGGGGGACAAAATTTGTCCCCTATTTTTTTACATTATTTTGTTAAATATTGGACACCCTACCCCCCTCTAAATGCCACTACCCAAACAGCCTATAGTAATGGGCCCACTGGGGGATTGAACTACTGAACAACTAAGGTAACGAACAACTAAAAGAACTTTAAGAACAAGGAGAATAAGGAACCCCAAAAAAATCTGAACACCCCCTATCCCATTTCATAAACCAAAACCCAAATTATCCCTCAAGCCCAATTTCAAAAAAAAATCCAATCCCATATATAGTAATGGGTTCCCAAAAATCCTTATAAATCCAAACCTTATTTCAATTAAAAAGGGCTACCTCTAAGAAAATATAAATATATCTTCAAAGAGATAACCCTAAAATAAAAACTAAAACTCTAGAAAAGAATATAAAGAATAAATCCTATGCCATATAAAATAACCATAACTGAATTCCATAAATCCTTATTGAATACTTTATTCAAATGGTCAAATACAATTGAGATTAGGTTTAATATTAAAACCAGGGAAAGGATTACTACCAATATAATGGATTTCTCATCACCAGCAAAATATTGCATTAGGAAAAACCCAAAAGAAAATCCAAAGAATAGATTTATAATATCTCTTGTCATCCTACTACCTTTATATCAAATAAACCTTCAATTTCCTCTATGGTAATTCCAAGGGATTCCAATTCCAATCTAAGGATATCAAATTCCTCATCTGTAGTTTCAGATATACTGGTTTCCGATAAATGCCTGAATGTAATATAATTATTAAAGGATAGGATATTCCTATTATTATCTACACTTAATAGGACCTTGAAATTAATTGCCATATCAGATGATATAGAATTTATAATTCCAATAAATTTACTAAATTTAGCTGTACCTTTGATGGTAACTAAGGTTCCTTTTTCTAATTCCATAATTTATAAACTTTTTTTAAAAAATCCACTATCAATTAATTCAACTATAATAATTACTATCAATGATGCTGGACTAAGGACTACAAGGAATAAACCCCATAATAAATCCCTAATAGTACATTTATCATTCCATTTTAATTTAATTAGAATAGCTGAAACTATTATTACACTAAGTATGCAGTATATTATAACCAAGGTCATTGCTTATTCCTCCCATTCTATCTTTTGTATTCTAATAACATTAGCTGTGGTTTCTCTTGCAATTTTCTCGGCAGTTTCTTTATCATATATAGCTTCTTTATGAATAATTATCCATCCCTCTTTCTCCTGGGGGAGCATCATTAAGTCATGGTTATGACATTTTCCTGATTCATATAACCCATCTTTGGTATAGCTGTATACAGACTCGCTATAAGTGCCTTCATTTACCAAGGCCACAATAGAAAAGTCTTGCCCGTCATAAAGATACTTTCTGTCAAAGCAAATAATCCTTGCCTTTCTTCCATCTCTCGTGCAGACTGGTTTGCCTGCTTTGGCTGCTTCAAGGTTAAATTCTTTTAAGTTTAATTTCTTTTCTTTCATATCTTCTTTGTTTTGTTTAATCTCTACAAATATCTCATCTTTTAGGCATGAATATGCAGGTTGATGGTTTATATAGTAACTCAATTTGCAGTTTCTTGAAAAATTATCATAAAAAGCACAATTATTACAAAGAGAATCAGGGACCTTTATTTTCTGATATGATTTATTCTCTACCATAATTGGATTCCCAACCTTTTCAAGTTTCCTAAAAACTACGGATTTATAATCTTTCCTATAAGGTGGTAAACAATTTCCTATTATATTAAGTACATTATTACAACAAATATTATTATGAGTATTGAAATGGCATATAATACACCCATACCCAGTATTCTCAATACATTGGTACCAATTATCCTGATAATTAAATATTTCACCTATTTTTCGTTCCATAATTCCAATTGTTTCCTTTCTCTTTTTTCCTGTAATTCATATACATTTTCATATAAGTCTCTAATCTTCTTAAAGGTAATTTTAATTTTTCTAGAACCTTCTAGTTTTACACTTACCCTTTCCATATAACCTCTAGTTTCAAAATTACTTCTATATCCCAAAACTGTTGTATGTGAATAACCAAGGTCATTTATTAAATCCATAAAATCAAATTTTTCACCTACTGGTATTTGATTAAATCTTTTCCTAAGGATATCAAATTTACTCATAATATTAATTGTTTTATATTGAATATGTCTACTATATCTCAATTTGGTCATAAAAAAAATTCCTCTACTTGGAATAGAGGAATTGAATAGTAAAAGAAGGAAGAACCAAATACTTCTTTTATCTTAAAATTTCAATATTAATACATTCTAATCCCCAAGATTCTTCCATACTGGGGTCAAAATTACCAGTTGTAGAGATTTGTAAGCCACCAAACATAAATTTTTTACCAGTAGAACTTTGGGAAGTAGAAGTAAGGTATACAGTAGTAAAATTTCTTTGTAAATCATTAGCATTACTGGGGTCAAAATCAATACCGTGTAAATCAACATATTTATTGTCACTTACCATAATATTACAATATCTTTCTGAAGTAACAATATTCTGAATAACAGAACATGCAAATAGACGTATCAATGGTGTATTATCACTTCTAGTAACATATATATCAAATGCAATATCACTTGGAGTTAGAGATTTGGCTGACCCACTATTGAATACATTGGTCAAATAAAATCCCATTTCTGGGGTAAGGCTATCAAGTTTTACTTCAAACCCATCTAACTCTTCTTTGGGTATAATTGGAATTATTAACATATTATTTTCTTTTTTTTTGGGTTATTATTTGGTTCTTCATATCAGAATAGTATATAAAAAAAATACCACCCAGATTTTCGCAAACCCAGATGGTAGGAACAGTGAAACATAGACATTCAGGAATGAGTAATACTATGGTTATTTTTTAAAAAGTGTTATTACTGTATATAATAGTAAACTAAGAATTAATATTGGGGATATCATAAATACAGTAGTCATTATAAAAAAGTGTCTTAAGTTATTCTTTACACCTTTTACACCTGATTTTCTAACAGTATAATCTATTGCTACTGTTAATATTAACCCAATAAAGTATATCAGAATTAGAATCTTTATTCCCATATTATACTGTTGCTAGAAATATTAAAAATAATGCCCCAATAACCAAAGCCATAATTACACAAGGTAAGAAAAAAGTTCTGAAATTTGAGAATTCTTCGTCCATTCCTTTAAATACAAGCCAAAAATTCCCAAAATTCCTAGTACTTTCACTTATTGCTTTGGCATATCGTATTCTAATTATATACCTTATCATTCCACCTAAACCATTCATAGATATTTTTCCTCCACCTTTTTAAGTTTATTGTATAATTTAATTACTGATTCATTTGGTAATTTCCCCAATCCTTCATTAATTTTACTTAAGATTCTTGGTATTCTTTCCATAGATAACAAATAATTGTATTTATCTTCATCAAAAAGTTCAACCTTAAACTTAGAAGTAACAATACTGATAATATTAAGGTTATTATCTATGGTCATACCATTACTAAGTTTGTATTTATTACCTTTCAATACTGATTCTACTAAAGCTTTTTCATAATGAGCTTGTCCAGTTACTAATAAAGCATCTTTTTCTTTAAGTTTCATAATTTTGCATTATATAATTAAATTCAATAAGAAGTAGTATTTCGCAATACCTTTGTTGTATAATATATAACCTCTAAAACTTATAAAAATCATGGGTAAATTAAGAGTACTTGGAGTATGTGGAGCTCAAGGAGCTTTATTATTCCCATTTAAAAAGTATTTAATTGGTAATATTGAACCAAGAGCAGTATTTCATACAAAAAATGAAGAACAATGGAAATTAAATTTTGGTGAAATACCTTTCAAAAGAGACCCTGAATCATTTAAAGGCCAAGTAGATATTATAATTGGTTCCCCTTCTTGTGGTCATTCTAGTGTTTTTAGTTATTCAAGGAAGAAAACCCTTGGTAAACCAAAAGAAGATAAAACTTTGAATCTATTTTTAACCTCTTTGAGCATGTTTAAACCCAAAATATTCTTAATGGAAAACCTTCCAAAACTTTTTGATTTAATTCCAAGAGAAGAATGGGAAGCAAAATTGCAAAATTATCACTTAATTGTTCATTGCCATTCAGTATTTGACTTTGGTAATTCACAAAAATCACGAAAAAGACTGATTTTAATTGGTATAATGAAGGATTCTGACATAAAAATATCCAATTTTGAGGATATTTTTCCAGTATCAACCCCAATTTTAGTATCAGAAATTGAAAAATTAGTGAGAAAGGACTTAAATTTCAGAGAAAATGATGATAAAAAGCTAGCTATGTATCATCATTCTGATAAATCCAAGAAAACTTTAACAGTAAAAGAAGTAAAAAACTTATGGTTAGGTGAATTTAAGAAGGAATATAAATGGCCAATGAAAAATACCAAAATGAAAACATTACCAGGAGTGTATAGGAATAGAAAAAACAGTTATCCATTAACTGTAAGACCATCAAATAGGCAATTTAATCCCAATGGTGATATTATGGGGTTAGAGGAATATCGGATTATTATGGGATTCCCAAAAAGGTTCAAGGTATATATGGATATGAATAATTTAAATTATTGGCTCAATAAAGGAAGAAATACATTAACAAAAGGCTCAGTTTATGAGGTTGGAATATGGTTTAAAAAATGCCTAAAAAAACAATTCAGGAATATGGAAACCCCCTAACGCGTACGTATGCGCTTATCTTTAATTAATATAAATATATAGATAGATATATAATATCTATCTATATATTACGTATGCACGCTATTATAAGGTTACGTGTACACGTGTGCGTAATATATTTATACCCTCTAAAAGGGTAAATAAATATATTTTACTCTTTTTAGAGGAGGGAATAAATCAAAAAGAATAAGGGGAACTATTGGTAATAAATCCGAAAAATTTTTATGTTATGAAAATCCTATGGTCAATTCTTAAAATCCTAATCCCAATTGTTTTATGTTTGTTGATTGGTTATTACTTTGGTTCATTGAAACATAAATCTGGTTCACAACCAATAAACCAAAAACCAGATACGGTTTATATTGATAAGCCTTTTGTTCCAGAGGAACCATTTGATGAACCAAAAGAACCTGAAGTTATTTATGTTCATACTTTGGACACAATAGAAATTCTAAATATCATTTACCATAATGATACAATAAAACTATTATACCCTGATTCAAGTTTTATTTCAGTATCATCTCAGTTTCTTTCTCAATTCCCAAATTCAAGTAAGCTAATCCAATTTCTTCTAACTGATACTGATTTAAAACTTGTATTATTAAACACAGATGGAAAGCTCTTTGAAAAGGTTTGTTCAATTGATACTGATAATTACTCATACAATTATCTTGGGGATAATATGACTCAAAAAAGAAAATCATTCATCAAAAGATTTTCACCATTAACTGAACTTCAATGGAGACCATTCAACAATTTATGGGATTTGAATTTAGGTTTAAAATACAATACCAGTAAATTTAATTATGAACTTGGGTTAAATCTATTTTATTACCCAAGGATTAAAACAAATCCTGGAACAGATTTATACTTCAAATTAAGTTATCAATTCTAATCATGGCAAAATTAAAAGAAGATAAAAGCTTAAACCAGGAGCAGATAAGGATTTTATCTAGAGTAGCAAAAGATGTATTTTTATTCTCTACCTTTGTTTGGGTAGTTAACCCAGTACTAGGTATGGTAAAATTTCTTTTATACCCATACCAAAAATCAGTTCTCTATCAATTCCTGAAACATAGGTTTAACATAATCCTAAAATTTAGGCAAGCTGGAATTACAGAATTGATTGCTATGTATTGTTTATGGTTAGCTATGTATCACCCAAACAAAAAGATAAACATCATATCAATCAAGGATACCATAGCAAAAAAGGTTCTTAAGAAAATTAAGTTCATGTATAAGAATCTACCTTGGTATCTTCAAACCCCAATCATAAATGGTAGGGTAGGGGAATTTGGTAGTACAACTACCATGGAATTCTCAAATGGTTCAATTATAGAATCAATCCCTACTTCAGAACAAGCTGGTCGTTCAGAATCTCTATCTTTACTTGTTATAGATGAAGCTGCTGCAGTAAGATGGGCTAACCAAATTTGGGCAGCAGCTTTCCCTACTCTTTCTACTGGTGGTTCAGCAATCATTAATTCTACTCCATTAGGAGTTGGTGGATTTTATCATTCAAGTTGGGTAGATGCTATATCTGGTGGTAATCCAATGAATCCAATCAGATTATATTGGCAAATGCACCCAGATAGAGATGATAAATGGTACCAAGAAATGGCATCTGCACTTGGTCCAAGAAGAACTGCCCAAGAAATAGATGGTGACTTCTTATCCTCTGGTAATACAGTATTTGATATGGCTGATATCAAGGGTATTGAAGAAATGCTATCTGAATATCCTCCAATATTAACAAAAATGGGGGGTCAATATAGGGAATTCAATGAGGTAGACCCAGATAAGGAATATTTCATTGGTGCAGACTGTTCAACTGGTAGAGCAACTGACTATTCCTCTTTCACCTGTATGGATAAATCAGGGGAAGAACAAGTAATTTATAAAGGAAGATTACCTCTAGATAGATATGCTAAGTTACTTGGTGATACTGGAATGAAATTTAATAATGCACTTCTAGCACCCGAAACAAATGATATAGGGGCAGCTGTTACTGCAATGCTTCAAGCTGAAGGATATCCAAATCTTTATTACTATACCAAAATCCTTAAAAAGAAAGGTAAGAGTAGACCAGAGGAAGAAAAAATCCCTGGTTGGTTAACAACAACCAAAAATAGAACAGTTATAATAGAAGGTTTGGAAGAAGATGTAAGAAAAGAAAATGTAATCATCAAGGACCCATTCTTTATCCAAGAATCATATACCTTCATATATGATGCAAATGGTAGACCAGTTGCAAGAGGTAAACATAGGTCATCAGCATCTTCAGCTTCAGATATAGATATGGATGACCAAACCTATTCAGATGATGATATATTTGGTAAAGCCATAACTAATCATATAAGGAAGTCAAATCAATACAATGGATACGTATTACCCCAATAATAAAAATCTATGAATTTATTTGCATGGTTTAGGAAAAAACCAGTACCACAACAATTGGTAAACCAAGATAAGAAGAAAGATGATTCATCAATACCACCTGGTAGAGTATCAGTCCCCAATGAACCATCATTCAATAATCTAATAAGTGTAATGGGAGTTAAGGACTTGGTATTACCAAGTTTTAGGACTGAAATAATTCCACTTATAAGAGATTTATATAAAGTTAATCCAGATGTTAGTATAGCTTTACAAGATATGTTTAAGTTATCTAATACTGGTCATACCATATCATTTCCAAATAATACTCCAGAGGAATCAGAGAAAATGAGTTCACATTTGAAAAAAGCAAGTAAAAGGTGGACTAATTATACTGCTGGTATTGATGGTTTGGTAAATAAATTTATGGTACAATGTTTAATAGGTGGTGCAATATCCATTGAAGCTGTACCAAATAATAACCTAGATGGTATATCAACTATAGTATTTGTAAACCCAGAATCAATTATCTTTAGAAGATTGGGTAATGGAGTATACCACCCATATCAAAAAAATCCATACTCTCCACAAAACGAAAAACCTGATTACATAAAACTTAATACTGAAACTTATTTATATGTTGGTATGTATAATGATACTGATGAACCATATGGAATACCACCATTTATGGCTGCATTAGATTCATTAAAAGGTCAACATGAAATGAGGGTCAATTTTAAGAATATCATGGAAGTAATGGGTATGGTTGGCTTCTTGGAAGCTAAAATGCAAAAACCCCAAAGATTACCATCAGAAAGTATAGAAAAATACCAAGACCGATTAGTTGGATTATTAAAACAACTAAAAGTGAATTTGATGAATGGTATGAAAGATGGTATAGTAACTGGGTTTATTGATGACCATGAATTCAAATTAAATTCAACTACCCAAAACCTACAAAATTTAGATAAACCCTGGACCATGAATCAGCAATCTGTTGCAAATGGTTTAGGGGTTAGTGGTAATTTAATAGGAGTAACTTCAAATACTACTGAAGGTGGTGCTGGTATTTTATTATCAAAGATTATCTCCCAGTTAAAGAATTTACAAACCCTTACTTCTTTTGTATTAGAATTTATTTACTCTCTAGAATTACGTCTAGCTGGTCTTCCAAATAAAGGAATTAAAGTTACATTTGGAACTACTACAATATCTGATGAAGTAAAAGTTCAACAAGGGTTGGAATATAAGATTAGAAATTTAACCTCTCTTTATAATCAAGGAATAATTGGGCAAGAGAAATTTGCTTGGGAAATGGGGTATGACAAACCAGACCAAAAAGAACCTAGAATTAAACCAGAAGAATCCAATCAAGTATCATCACCAGATGATAGTGCAAAGAAACAAAAAAGGGAGGCAGATAAAGATACCTCAGATAGAAAAACAAGGGATAAAAATAATCCAAATCCTAAAAGGGCTGACCAAGATACAAGAAAACGATAAATAATAATCATTATGCCAAATTATGTTGATACCATGGTACTTGGAAATGGGCATAGTATATTAATGTCCCATGTACCCAATCACCATGAAGAAATTTCAAATAGGTTTTTTAATGAAGCTAAACCTAACAAAGATTCAATAGACCAATATGGTTTATTTGGTTCAGGAACTAATTACAATACTTTTTATCAAGATGTAAATCCCGAAGATTTACAACCCAATGATGAAGAGTTTATAGAGCCAATGTTTAGGTTACTTTCAGCTTGTATAGTTTCTAAAAACTATATGCCAACTGAATTCCCAAGAAATGTTCTTAAGGATTCTATGAATCTTTTAGTTGGCCAAACAGTAAATTGTGACCATGAAACAGATGTAGCAAATGCTATTGGTTCAGTTAAATCAGTTTCATGGCAAGAATCTTATACAGTTGATGGGGTAACTATTCCAGCTGGTATAAATGGGGTATTAAAAATAGATGGTAAATCCAATCCCAGGATTGCAAGAGGGATAAATATGGACCCACCTTCTATTCATTCAAATTCAGTAACTGTTCAATTTGAATGGAAACCTTCTCATAAATTTGAGAAAGAATGGGAATTTTATGATAAATTGGGTACCATAGCTGAAGATGGTACAATGGTAAGAAGGATTGCTACAAGAATTATATCCTATAAGGAAACTTCTTTGGTATCTCATGGAGCTGACCCATTTGCCCAATTAATAAAGGATAATAAAATAAATAACCCAGCCTATGCTGGTTCTGTTTATTATTCATTTTCGGAAGCCCCAATAAAAAAAGAAGACCTTCCAAAGAAACTCTCTTTCTTTGAATTTAAGGGGGCTCATGAAGTTGATATAATGTACAATACCAGTAAATTTATTAATGAAAATAATAATACTAACCCAAAAGATAAACCTATAATGAATGAATTAGAAAAATTTCTAGAATCATTATTTGGTGATGGTATGTTAACTCTACAAGAGGGGGCAACCATTAGTCAAGAAATGGTTCTCTCTCAGATTAGAACAATTGTATCTGAGAATTCTAGTTTATCTGAAGCAAAAACAAATGCAGAGGATAATATTAATAAATTAAATGATGAGATAAGTACCTTAAAAGAAACCATTGAATCCAATAAATTAATGGTAACTATTGGTACCAATCATTTAACTGAGGTAAGAAATAATGCAATTTCTTCCTATAAAAAACTTGTGGGTGAAGATAAAGTAGACGAAAATATCATTTCTTTACTGGAATCCAATACTACAAGTATTGAAACTTTAATATCACTTACTAAAACCTATGATTCACAATTGGAGGAAAAATTCCCCATTGTTTGTAAAGAATGTGGTTCTAAAAATGTAAGCAGAGCTTCTTCAGTAACAAAAGATGATGAATCAGAAGTTAAAAATTCTGAGGATTTAAGCTCTACAATTAAAAATCTTGCTGATTCCAAATTAAAATAATATAAGAAGACTATGATGCCTTATGTAAATCCCGAAGCAATGACTGCTGTTGGGAGTAAAACTAAACAAACAGTAATTTATAAAAGTGAGTCTCATAAATTGCATCAAGCATTCCCAGTGAAGAAGGGGGAGACTATACTTCAAGGTCAACCAGTACAATTGAATACTGATGGTACCATACAAGCTTATTTTGGTACTGGTATTTATTTGGGTATTGCTGTTACAGATACCCAATATCCTGCTTATCCTGTTGGGGAAAAAATTCCTGAGGTAACGGTAATGGTAGAAGCCTTTGCTATTGTATATGGAGTAGCTGGTGAAGTAATGGCTACATGTGGTGCTGTACTTCCCAATAAACTTGATGAAGATAGCATATATGTAACTTATATGTTGGATGATGAAACTTCTTCAACAACAAAAGCTAATCCTAAATTTGTTAACTTGAATACTGCAGCTGCTGTTGATGATTTAATTGCAGTAATGGTTCGATAAAAAACATTAAAAACAATATGGAAGATATAACTAAAATGAAAGCACAAGACTTCACCAAAGAGTTGAGGTCAATTGTACAACTTTTGGATGCTACTCGTGCTGGTCACCAAAATCAAAGACCTGTTGATATTTCACTAAGTGAATTAGTAACAAATCGTTATGGACTATCAATTCAGGATTATTATGATAAGATTGGCATTAATCCTAAAAAGGATACTATGCAGAATATCTTTACAATGCCTGACCAAGATATCCGTTGGATTGTTCCTGAAATTATCCGTGAAGCTATTTATTTAGGTATTAAGGAAGCACCCTTCTACCCTAATATCATTTCTTCTGACCAAGCTATCAATGGTTTACAAGCAATCATGCCTATGATTAATCCTTCAGATGCTGCACCTGCAAGAGTTAATGAGGCTGAAACAATTCCTCTTGGGGATGTAAGCTTTGGTCAAAAAACAGTAAGACTTTTCAAAATTGGTAAAGGTTTCAAAATTACTGAAGAGGTTAAGAATTATGTATCTCTTGATGTAATGGGGATTTTTATCCGTGACTTTGGTATTCAATTGGGTTATGCCCTTGATACTTTGGCTATGGATGTACTAATCAATGGTAATCAAGCTGATGGTTCTGAATCTGCACCAGTAATTGGAGTAAATACTACTGCAGAAGGTATTACTTATAAAGACCTCCTTAGAACTTGGGTTCGTGGTTCTCGTCTTGGTCGTACATTCCGTACTTTGATTGGGGATGAATCAGTAGCAATTGATATTCTTGACCTTCCTGAATTCAAAATCAAAATGTATGGTCAACCTCAATCCACAATGAATTTGAAAACTCCTGTTCCCAGCAGTTCTGATTTCTATATTCACCCGGGAGTACCCGAAAACAATGTATTGTTAGTAGACCCCCGTTCTGCATTGATTAAACTTACAGCTCGTCAATTGATGATTGAATCTGAAAAGATTGTATCTAATCAAACTGAAGCTGTATATGCTACTATCACTACTGGTTTCTCCAAGATGTACAGAGATGCTTCAATATTGATTGATTCTACTAAGGAATTTAGTACAAATGGATTCCCTGAATGGATGAATATTGACCCCTATATTACTGTAAACATTGAACAGTAATCCCTCTTTCATAAATATATAAACAAAAGATACCTGGTATTCCATAAATAAATGGGTACCAGGTATTACAATTTAATTCTTTAAATCAAATCAATTATGAGTACAAAAGTAAAAGTGGGTACAAAAGCTTATATATTTCACGACCCCTCAACTGGTATTACAGTTAAAAAAGGTGAAATAAAAGAGTTAACAGTTGCCCAATATAATTCCAAAAGAATCCGTTCTGCTATCAATGGTGGTCATTTGGTAATTACAAATGAAAATATTGAAAAAGAGATTCAGAAAGATGTAAAGGTTGATAATAAAAAAGCCATTGAAAAATTTAAAGAAATGGTAGAATCTGGTATGACCAGTGAAAAAATTGCAAAGGCTTTTAATTTAGATACCTTAAAAACAATGGCAGCTTCTTTCGATATTGAAGTAACAGATGAAGATACTAAACTATCCATTGTTGAGGCTTTATTGGAAGAAGAAGAGGAAGAAGAATCCCAAGAAGATTAAAAAAATTAAACTATGGTAGTTGATTTTATATTCAACACTGTAGGGTTAAAATCAAATTTTATAAACCTATCATATGAAGTCCCAGATGAGTATACCTACTCCTGGGACTTTGGTGATGGGGGAACCTCAACTGAATTGAACCCTACACATGAATATCAGAAAATGGGTTTTTATAGGGTTTCAATGTCAATTGTTGATTCCAATAATAGACCAGTAGAAAAGGTAACAAAAACTGTTTTGATATCTGATAAAGTAAAAACCCATTTATCAAACAGTATATATGTGTTGATTAATACTTATATACCTTATTCAATATTTGGAAAGGTACCATCAAGTGTTAAACAACAATTTATTGAGAAATGGCAATTATATATTCAGCCACTAGTAAATCATGAAATTCCAGTAGAAGATTTTAATAATGAACTTTATTATGAAGCTCTAGAAAATCAATTAATAATGGAATTGGCTGCTTATGATTATATGATATTAAACATTCAAAATGTAATCAATGCTACTTCTCAAACCATTATAAAAGATAATTCACAAGGTTCAGAATGTGGGGGGGAATATTCTTCCCAAAGTTCTGGTTCCTCATCAGATACATCCTCTGCATCTGGAGGTTCAATAAAAAAGATTGTAACTGGACCAACAGAAGTAGAATATTTTAATGATACAGAATCTGAAAAAGATTTTATATCAAACATAACCAAAGCAACCCAACCAGGGGGTTTCATAGATATACTGAAACAAAATTTATGTATGCTAGCAGGAAGGTTAGATATATATCTACCAATCTGTGAAAACCAAACTATGGTTGTAGTACCAAGAGTGGTAAATAGAAGGAGACCAAGATTATTAGATGGTCCAGACCCATTAGAAGTATTGAGGTAATATGCCAAAAATTAGCAGAATGTCCCAAAAAGATTGGGATAAATATAAATCCATAATAAATAACTTCATAGATGTAGATGCTGGTAAACAACCATTTCTATGGTTAAGAAAAATAAACCAACCATTAGCTTTTGGTGAAGATGTTGGAGTTAAATATGTACCTTATCAATTAGAAGGGTTATTCCAATATAATTTTATTAAAACCTGGGCATCATCTGGAAGAAATTCCATTTCTGGTGAACTAGATAATGGTAATTTGGTTTTATATATTTCTGCTAATCTTCTAAGGGAAAACAGTTTGTTGAATAAATATGGGTATTGGGATTTTAATTGGTCCGAAGATAGGTTTATATTAAATGGAAAGGTATATAAACCATCTGGAGATACCCAAGTTGCACAAGCTTCAGATGAAGCCCTTTTATTCTTTATCATATTAGATAGAGAAGACCCACAAGAGAATGAAGATATTTTACAATCTTATGTATCAGATACTACCATAATAAGTTCTGGAAAACAATCCATAATAAAGAATACCAATGGTAGAAAAGTTTATGAAATAATTTGATATGGAGGAGAACCAAATACAACCCCAACCATACTGGGCAGATTTTAAAATCAAGGTAGGGTTATATGTAAATCAAAATGAGGGTGGAGAAACTAAAAGAGTATTAATTGACCCAAAAGATATCCAATTCAAATTTACATACAAAGATTCAAAGGATAATCAGTTGGTTGCTAGTTATGATGGTAATACTAGAGTCAATCATAAGATTGAAGATAATCATATTATAGTGATTGTAAATTCTAACACTTTTAAATGTGGGTTATTAAAAGTAACCAGAGCATTCAATACCCCAGATTCTGATTTTAATGATGGAGTTTGGGATTATGGTGATAAAACAGTATATACCAATATAGAAATTGTATCATGAATATGATTATAGAAGAGGAGGTATTAGTTCCAGATATACCAATAATAGAGGAACAAGTACTTTATCCTGATAATCCAATTTCTGTAGAAGAGGAGGTATTAGTTCCTGCTATTGTTCAAAAACCTAAATTTATTCCCGACCCGTCATGGGGAAATCTTGACGAATGCCCGGGCAATGACATTTGGTTTGTGGTGACAGACGATAAACCGACTACATTTGAAGATTATATTTTTGTGCAGTACTCCTCTTTTAATGTAAAAAGTTATAAGATAGATTGGGGAGACGGTAGTGAAACTTATACCGCTATCGCCCCAACGACTACCAATATAACAAACCATAAATATTTGAAAGGAACTGGCAGAATAGACACTAATGGCAGGGAATTTTGGATAATGAAGGTTTCATATGAATTATATTCAATTGACCACGACCATTATATTTATCCAAACGGTTATGTGTATATAAATTACCCGCAAAAGATATATAATATAGCTCCTTATAAATATATTGTATTTGGGAAAAATATTAGGAAACTCAAATACTGTTCATTTGATTTGTCAACATTACCATTGGAAGCCATTAAATTTCTATCTGATACAATAGACTGCATACCAACTTTTCCGTATTCGAAAAATAGGTTAAGATACATATTACATACCGGGGATACTTTAAAATTAACCCATTTAATAGGTTATAGATTTAGAAATATATTCTGTGATGATTTAAGTGACATTCAGATTGAAGGAGGAGAAATTGGAGAATACTTATGGGGCTGTCTAAATCAAACCAGAGGTAAAGTAGACCTTTCTAAAATGAAGGTATCATCGGATAACCATTGGAGTCATTGCTTTTATGGCATAGCACAATCGGTTGAAGAAATAATCATGCCTCAGGAACCATTTACCGGTACTTACGTTAGGAACTGTTTTTATAATTGCACCTCATTGAGAAAATTGGTATTACCCAAATCGATGCCGAATGTAGAGGATGCAATAGGATTGTTTCAAAATGATTATCAACTATATGATTTTGAACTGCCAAGCGATTTTGGTTCAAAAGGAAACGGGCTCATTCTTAATATGGATGGTGTACCGAAGACTATGAGATTGGGTCTAAAAAACACAAAGATAAGATGTTTGTCATGGTCCGGTTCTTATCAACAACCATCATGCGGACTTACGGGGCTAACCTTTTCACCGGAATCACAATTTGATTATACTTATAACGGAGCAAATTTATATGTCAGATATTCAGCTCTTTCTCATGAAGCTATATTGGAGATTTTTAACCAATTACCGGATTTTAATGGAGAATCCGAAAGAGTAATAGATATAACCGGTTGTCTTGGAGTTACAGAAATTACAGAAGATGATTTGAAAATAGCCACTGATAAAAATTGGGTTGTAATTACCAAATAAATAACTATCATGAAACATTTAGTAGCAAAAGAAGGATTCCTATTTGTAAATAAGGATACTAGAGATGGTATTGTTTTAGCTGGTGAATTATATATTCCAGATGAATATAATTATTTGGATTATTATGATGAAATTCCAGAACAAGAAGCTTTAGAATTACAAGAAAAATATAACAATAATGGGGATAGGAATATTAATTAAAATTCTGGGTATACCCATAAATAAAGGTACCCCCAATAAAGATTCAAATAATGAAAAATCAAGGTAGAAAATCCATTACCCTAAGTTTACAGGTAAGTGTAATAGGTAATATACCAAGTGGTAACTTTAAGCTTGGTTCACCTAAGGAGGTTTTCCTTATTAAAAATATAACTGATGAAGCAATAAGCTTATCAGTTAAACCAGCAGGAAGTGGGGAATTCATTACCACAAAGATATATCCTGGTTGGAACCCAGAAATAATTTCGGAAATCCAAGATGCCCCTGAAAATTCTTTACAGTATGGGTATTAAGTAAAAAAAAATGTCAGGACAATTAATTATAGGAGTAGGGGGGAACCAATCATCATCAAGTTCCATACCAAAGAATTCAGTTACTTCTGATATGGTAAAATCCATAGTAGTAACTGATAGTGCACCTATAAAAGAAGATAATGTTCTATATTTTGAATATGAACCAGTATCATCCGTGGTCTTACGTTCTTCAGCAGAAAAAAAAATTCCAAGATTTAGTAATGCAGAGATAAAGAATAAATTTATTAAGAATAACTCTGGAATATTAAATTTAATTCTAGAAAACCCCACAGATAATACCTATAAAAGGGTTAGGATATTATTAAGAAATAATTCCAAAGAATCTGGGAACTTAATTATACAGGATTCAGATTTTAATAAAGTTGGAACAAATACTTCTTATATCAGTAGTGGTTCAACTGGGTTTACCATAGAACCAAATTCTATATTGAGTATCCCAATAAACCTTTTGTTTGATAATGATGGTCTCTATGAAATCCAATTTGATTTAGTGTATTTAGATAGTGGTAATATTATCACTACCAATAAATTTGTAGTTCAGGTAGGGAATTAGATTATGGCAACACCAATAAGCTCATTTAATAACAGAAAAATCCAAAGAATTGTTTTTAATGGAAGGGAAATAAGAAAAGCTGTTTTTAATGGTTTAGTGGTTTGGACCAATGATGATTCAGAACCAAGACTTTCTCTTGAGAAACTAAGTGTATTTTTATCTGAACAAAACAATTTTCAAGATACTAATCAAGTGTACACAAATACAACTTTTTCTGTGGAATAAATAAAAAAAATGGCAGAAGTAACCAAAAAAGGTATAGTAGTAAATCCCAGTACAGGTAGTGGGGATACTACTTTAAAAGTAAAAGCACAAACACCCAATAGTGGTAACCGTGTTAAACAATCAGCAGAATTTACAGTAACAGCTCCTGGAGTTTCAGAACCCAAGAAATTTACTGCAAACCTATTACCCAAAGAGGAGTTTGTAAGTTTTGATAATAGTTCACCCGCAGTTGATAAAGCTGGTGGAGTAGTTACTATTACTGGTAAATCAAACTCTCAAAAACTTACCTTTAAAAAGGGTGCAGGTGATATAATCACTGAAGATATTTCTTCAATTGAATATCAGGCAAATGGTTCTAATACTGTAAATGGTGTTGCTATTGAAGGTGACCCTGGAGCAACTGCTCAATATACCTTCACTTTAACTTTGAATGCTGTTGAAAATGAGACAGTAGATGCAAGAACCCAACAGATTACAGTAGAAGGAGCTGGTGGTTCCAGTGTATCAGCTACTCTTACTCTTAATCAAACTGCTGGTGATCCGACTTTGGAAGTATCTCCTACTTCTATCGATGTACCTCAAGATGGTTCAGAAGTACAAGTACAAGTTACTACCAATACTACATTCACAGTTTCTTAAAAAGATTAATCAACAATCCAGGTGGAATTCAAAACCCACCTGGATTTTTTCCTAATAAGGATTATGTCAAAGAAAGCAAAAGCAAGTTCCAATATTATTGCAGAAATACCATGGAATGATGGTACTGGGGATAAGGTATATGTTAATTATAATCCTAATGAAAAATCCCAAACCATAAACATAACCTCAGATTTTAATTTTGGAAATCAACCAAGGGATTTAATAATTACAATCCAAACTAATTCACCAAATATAGACCCAGATTTACAAGTAAAATTTTCTTTACTTGTTACACAACAGGTTGACAATACAAAAGTAGTAGCCACATTTGACAGTATAAAATCTCTATATTCCAATATCTCTTCCCAATATGTAAAAGAATCATAATATGGAGTATAAAATATCAATACCATGGGGGGATGGTACTAATCAAAACTTTTATCTGGATTTTTCCAATGTACAGGAAAATGGTCAAATATTAGTTACTTCAGATAAAAATACCAATGGTATTCAAAGGGTAAAAGTTATTGGATTTAAAGGAATATCAGAACAAGTTGATAATAACCAACCAATAGCTTATTTACAAGTATTACAACAAACAGATAATAGTATAGTAGCCACATTTGACAGTAATGTGAGCATATATGATGATAATAAAGCTTCATTTAAATATTAACCATAAAAAAATAAAATATTATGCCAGAATTTAAAGACATATCAACATTTAATTCAGTAGTACCAGTTGGTACTGAAAAAATACAGGTATCAGCAGCTAATTGTGTAACCTTAATGGAAATTGCTAATCTTGGGAGTAAAACAGAGTGGTATAGCAATTTAGATAAAAGAATTACCCAAAATAGAGAAGATATGTTGGCTAATTATGAATTAGCCAATCAGGCTAATAATAAAGCAGTTGAAGCTATGGGTGATGCAGAAAGTGCATTAAATGGAGTATCAGCTGTTAGGTCACAAATAGTTTCAATATCTAATGGATACAAAGCTTTATCAAGTTATAATAATATCACCAGTACTATTACTACGGTTACACTAGTTGGTAATAATGTTAATTTCATAAATAATACGTCAATTAAAACCATAATACTAAGCATTGACCAATGGGGAGCGAACCTTGGTTCGCTCCAAGACTCAGTAATATATATTCCTAGACGTAATGGAGTAGGGGGAATAGTTGAATGGAGTACTCCTAATAAGGTTAGTGGTATATATGGTAATCTTACTGAAGTAGAGATGATGGTTTCAAGTTTAAATAACTGTTGGGTAAGATACCAAATAAATGTAGTAAAGAGTAAAAATGGGTCTGGTATGACTGGGTATGAATTGGTAATTATTGGTGATGTATTATTACCCAATCCCAATAAAGAAGTAATCGAACAAATGTAATACATATCCATTATGAAAAAATTAATTAAATCACCATACTTTTGGCTAATCATTTATTTGATAGCCATGTTTATAGTAATTGCATTTCTTTGGAAATATCTTCCAATATGGGAATCATTATTGCTTATATTATGGTCTACATGTTCTCTAGTAGCTGGTTATTTAGTTGCTAGGTTTCTTTATAAACATTAAAAATAAAACTCTTCTATGGTTAAAAGAATTCCCCATTTATCAATACCATCAATTGGAAGGTTACCAATTGAAATAAAATTGTATGGTGATTGGAATAAAGCCATAGAATTGGTTGATAATCTTGGTCCCAGTATTCAAAAAGGATATGATATAGCAGTAAATAAATTTTCAAGAGATTTATTGAAGATTGTATTGTTTTCTATAGCTACTGGAACTCCTCCAAAAGGTACAGGTATAAATTGGGAACCTCATAGTCCTGCTACTATTAGAAGATATGGGGAACACCCAATTTATTACCTTACTGGTACCTATTATAGGGCAATAGGATTATTTAAATATAAAGATAAAACACTTGTTGGATTACCAAAATCAAAAGGAAGGTCATCATCTGGTGGTATAACTCTTGGTGAATTAGCAAAAATTCTTGAATATGGAACAGGGGGTAGAGGTGGTGGTAAATCATCAAATACCATACCCCCAAGACCTTTATGGAATCCATCAATAAAAGCAGTTGGTGGAAAAGAAAGGTTAAGGTCAATGATTATAAAAAATATAAGAAAACAATTATATGGTTTTGGTATAAGAGCCAACCAAGTTAGATGGAGGTAATAATATGATAAACTCACAGGAAATCATAGAAAGGTCAATATATCAAGCCTTGCTTAATGCTTCTATAAAACTTGGATATTCACTAGACCCAAATAATTATTTACCCATAAGTATTGAAAACCAAAAAAGGTTTAAAGAAGACATGGATAAATTAAATAAATATATTTGGGTATTTGGTACTGGGAATAATCAATCCAAGGATAAGAAACTTACCCCAAGGATAGTAGTTAATGCAAGGGGTTTTTACCCTGGTGGAATTGGTTTACCCAAGTTACTTATACAAAAAGAGGAAGGAATAGGATTTACAGCAACGGAAGAACCATACGAAACCATAGACCAATTTATAGATATACATCTAATAGCTAATAACCAAGAAGACCTAAGATTATTACATCAGGTAATGTTTTATAGTATTCCACAAAGGGGTTATTTAAAACCTTATAATGTAGATGAATTTTTATTTTCTGGTAATATATTTTTGGAATTGGTAAACTTCTTTGATATCCCTAATTTAGATTTTGGGTTATTAGAAAAAGTTTACCAATTCATTATTCAGGATTGTGTAATAAATGAAACTACTGAAAAAGCAGACCTTGTACCAATCACGGATATAACACTTTTATTAGATAATTATGGATATAACCTAATAGAAGTTTCAAAATAGATAATCATTAATCCCAAAATATAAAAAGTATGCCTAATACACCTAGAGTTGAATTCAACTTTCAAAACAACAATGTACAGCAATCTGTACCGTTATTAGGGGTATCCCATGTAATGGCTCGTACTACTAAGGGTCCTTTCAATCAACCAGATGAGGTTTTTTCAACCTATCCTCAATTCCAAAGAGTGTATGGGGAAGAAATAGTTCCTGATGGTTCTATTTCAAATATTATGAAAGCCTTTGAAATAGGTTCAAAGATTAGGGTATCAAGAGTAGCTGGTGCAGAAACTACTGTAGCAAAAGGACAAGCTAAAACCTATACCATTAGTTCCACCACTGGAGAAGGTACAACTGGTTCACAAACCAAAATTACAATCAAATTGGAAGACCCTAATAGTGATGATACAATATCAATGATATTGAATATCAATACTAAAGAAGCTGGTAGTCCAATTATTGATGATACTGGTTATGGTTTGAATAGAAATTTTTATGGTAGATTTTATGCCCAAGAGGGACCCACCACAAAAATTTATTTCCAACAATTTAAAGCCTATACAACCATTGATAATGACCCAGATGGTGAACATGATTATAAGATACAGATAGCTACAGAAGATATCCTATCTACTAATCAATTCTTCTCTGGTTCAAAAGCTGGTTCTTCAAGTGTATTTGTAGAATCCCAAGTTTTACAGGATTTTATTAATAATACCCCCAATATAGAATTGGCTTTAGCTTCAGATGAATCAACAGCATCATTTGATGATGAATTTAATAATAAGCTAAAAGCCCAGGGTATAAATGGGGTAGTTTCCATTCTTGCTAGTTATTCTAATTGGCAAGGTTCAGTATTATTTGATAATGTTGCAATAAGTACTACTTCGTCACCTCTAGTAATTATAAATGAGGGTGATAATGGAGGTAAATCAAGTGCAGCTACTTGGGTTGAAGCTTACCAAGCTTTGAAAAGTTATTCCGATGGATATCAGTTAATAGCTTCCCATATACACCAAAATGATATGGTTAAAGCTAAAGAATCTGGTTCTGGAGTAGACCCAGACCCCAATGGTTGGAAAACTGCCTATGTAGAAATTGCCAAAGATGTAGTTGCAAATTTCGAAACTGTATTATATGTGGAAGTTCCCAAATATGATTCAGATGGTAATGTACAATCTCCTGATGGTATCCTAAATCAATTAGAAACTTTGGTACCTCAAATTGGGTATGCTAAGAATATTGCATACTATGCTGGTGGTATTAAGTATTATGATGCAAATGGGGCCTTACAAAACTGTGACCTTCTTGGTTCAGTAATTGGGTTAGGAGATGTTTCTGCTTCCCAATATGGTCCTTGGTATTCATTCTCTGGTATGAACCGAGGAGTAATTGCTTCTGCATTAGGTCCAGTAACTGAGAATTTAGGGGGCCCAAGCAAAATAGAAGAACTTCAAAAATTAGCAGAATGGTATTGCAATCTTTTTGTAATAAAAGATACTAGAACCCAAGGAAAAAGAACCATGCTTTGGCATGGATTCACTTCTAATCCTAAATCAGATTCAGAAAAATTCCTTTCAATTGTAAGGTTTAACCTTTATCTCAAAAAGAATTTAAGACCTATTCTTGAAAGTTATTTGGAAGAACCAAATACCTGGTCTACTTGGCAAAGTATTTATTATGAAGCCAAAAAAATCCTTGATGATTTAATTGGTACTGCCATCACTGAATATACCTGGATGGGTGACCAAGATGCTCAATCCTATGATGATTTGGTAGTAAATAATGAAGCTGATGTAAGACAAGGAAAATATCATATTGTATTGAAATACAAAGAGATTGTTCCTTTGCAAGAAGTAACTATGGATATTGTAATTGATTCTGTATCTAAGGATGTAAATATATCAGCAGAGTAAAATTATTAAAGATATAAGATTATGCCAGCTCAAGTAAAAAATCCAAGAAAAAAATTCTTATGGTCCATAGAATTTCCCTCACATCCCATAAATGCTTATCTTTTTCAAAGTGTAACCTTACCTGAGATTACAATAGAAGAAGTAGAACATGGGGATGTAAACCGTTCAGTTAAAACTGGTGGTAGAATTTCTGTTGGTACCATGACTGCCCAAAAACTTGAAACTACTTCTGGTTCTGATACCTGGTTCTGGGATTGGTTATTCTCAGTTCAGGATATGATTAATGGTGGTGGTTTAACCCCAAGTCAATATTGGCAAACCGTAATCGTAAAAGAATTAGCAGAAGATGGAGTATCAGTCCTAAATAAATGGGTATTAACTGAAGTATGGCCCACTAGAGTAAATGGGCAAGAATTAGACCGTATGAGTTCTGATAATTCAATTGAAGAAATAGAGTTCTCAGTAGGTACTTGTGATAAACTATAATTGCTTTGATGAAAAGGGAGAGCTCATATATTATTGGGTTCTCCCTTTGTTTTTTATAACCATTTAAACTCAACACAACATGGAAAAAGAAGAATTAACAGGTTACACAGTAACATTTACAGCACCTTCTGGATATGAATATACCATTAGGGAGCAAAATGGAGCAGATGATGATATTCTATCAAACCCATCAGAAGCTTCAACATTAATAAATATTTCAAGGTTTATAGCTGGTATAGTAACTGATACCAATTCTACACCAAATAGAAAATTAACTGTAGAACAAGCCCATGTAATGCCTTCATTGGATAGATATGCAATCCTAATAAAATCAAGGATTTTATCTAATGGAGAAGACCTAGAATTTGAATATGATTGGGGCCCTGATGGTGGAGGAAAAAGTACTTATTGCCAACCTTTGGAAGAATATCTATTCAATTATTCAGAAGAAATTACTGATGATATTTTGGCTAGTAAACCTTATGCTATAAAACCTTATCCTTTAAAAAATAAAACTAAAGATATAGCTTTCACATTATCATCTGGTAAAGAGGTTAAATTTGACCTATTAACTGGAGCTAGTGAATCTTATTTAGTTAATTTACCATTAGAACAAAGAACCCAAAATAAAGCTCTAGTAGCAAGGAATTTATGCCTATTAGTAGAAGGGAAATGGGAAAAAGTAACCTCCTTTCATTTATTCTCAATGAAGGATATGAGGGAGATAAGAACTAATGTAAAAGCTATAGACCCAGAATTTTCTGGACTTTGTACTCTAATGAATCCCCATAATGGTATGTCAACTGATATTAATATCATGGCTATCAAGGATTTTTTCTATCCGGGGGAGATTTAGAGAGAGATTTTTTCTATCTACACCAAGCAAAAATAAGAATCAGTTTCACTGAATTATTATATCTACCAATCAGACGTCGATTAAAGTTATTAAAATTGGCGTCTGATTATTTTGATTCTCTAAATAAAAAATAACCCCCAATAATATGGCTTATACTACCAGTGGAAGTTTAAGAGGTAATTCCTTGGAAATAGGTATTGCTTTAGTACTCCAAGATAGATTTTCCAATCAAGCTAAAGATGCCTCTGCTGCAATTAAAAGACTTCATAATGAAGCTAAGATGGCAGTAACAGCAAATCTTCAAACCGCAGAAGGTATTCTTGGTGGAATATATGATGGATTTGTAGGAGTTGCTTCTGGGATTAAAAATACAGTTTTACAAGGTGCTGAATTTATTGATACCATGACCACTGTATCAGCTATTACTAATTCTACCAAAGAAGAATTGGAAATGTTGTCAGAAACTGCCCAATCCTTAGGTTTGGAAACCATGTTTGGTTCCCAAGATATTGCTTCTGGTATGAAATATTTGGCAATGGCTGGTAATACAGTTGAACAGGTTAATGATATGATTAAAGGTGCAGCCTATGTAGCAAATGCCACTGGTATGGAACTTGGTGGTAAAGGAGGAGCTGCAGACTTAATCACCAATGTTATGAAGACCTTTAAAATCGAGGGTACAGGTGCTTCAGAATTAATTGGTGACCAATTAACCAAAGCAACTCTTTCTGCAAATATATCAATGACAGACTTGGCAGAATCAATTAAATATTCTGCAGCTGATATGGTTATTTTGAAGAAAGAACTTCCAGAGGTAGCTGCAATGATTGGTACTCTTGGTAATGCTGGTATACAAGGTTCAATGGCTGGTACTTCATTGGGTAATATGGCAAGATACCTTATAAAAGCCTTTAACCCAAAAACTGATGCTTATTCATTCCTACAAAAAATGGGATTATCCCAACAAGATTTTGTAGATGCCAAAGGAGACCTTATAGACTTTGGTGATATAATGGAGAAGATAAGCAAAGGAGTAGAAAGGTTACCATCAACTGATAGGAGCAAAGCTATTGGTGCTATATTTGGTATTCGTGGTCAAAGAGCAGCAAATGCTATTATGAATGACCTGGAAGGGTATAGGAATCTATTAGACCAAATCCAGAATAATTCAGCAGGATTTGCAAAATCTATTGTTGATAAGAGAATGAATACTCTGGCTGGTTCTATAGATAAGGTATCATCTGCATGGGAGAACTTAAAAGTAACATTTGTAGAACAAATTGCTCCCACTTTAATGCCAATATTAAACACTGTATCTTCAATCATAGAAGCAGTAAGGGAATTTGTATCAACCCCATTTGGTTCAGTAGCTTCTCAGATATTTTTAATATCTACATTTGTGGGATTAGTTGGGACAAAGGTACTTCAATTAATTACCAAATGGAGGTTATTAAGAACTGATACCCAGATTGGATTTCTCAATATGTTTAGATTAATCAGGGGTGGTTGGAAAGGAGCCACCCTTGATTTACAAAACTATATGAGATTACAAGGGTTATTAAATGCCCAGACTACTTATGGGTTACCATATTATGCTTCCATGGCTAAACATCTGGGTACTCCAGTTGGTGGTGTAGTATATGACCAAAGAGCTAAAAGATGGAGGTCCTCTGACCAATCAATCACTGGGTTAGGAAAAGGTACTTTCATGTCAGAAAAAAATGCTACTAAGTACACCGAAAAATATGGTACTGGTAAACAAATTGCTGCTGGGTTTTTTGGTAATACTGCTGGTGCTACCGTAAATGCTACTAAATCCACTTGGGGCAAACTATTAAGCCTTGGTTCAAAATTATTTAGTGGCTTAAGTTTGCTTAGTTTGGGGGCTATGGTATTATTCCCATTGATTCAGATGCTTATTAATGCCATAAAGGGTAATTCTGAAGAAGTAAAAAAGAATACTTATTCAGTAAATACCTTAGCTGGTAGATATGCTACAGAACAAGAAAGATTAGCAGCTGGTAAAAGTTTGGATTTAGCTGGTGAAGTAAGGTTATTGAATGAAACCCTAAAAAAATTAGAAAATAGAAAACCAGTTGATTCAACCATTACTATTAGGTTAGAGGATATTAATGGTAAAGAGATTGCTAAAAAAGTTATTGATTTGAACAATGATTCAAATCAAACCGATGGTATAAAAGCTGGGTAAATTTATTAATTATGGCTAGTTTAGTACACAATATAGTAGATTCTGCAAAAAATAAATTATCTGCTAAGGTAAATAATGCTATTGCTGGTATTACAAATAATGGTTTAGGTCCTCTGGATAACAAAGCTCTTAGAGCTACATTATTTATTAATAGGGCAAACCCTAAGCTCCCAAAGATAAATTTTCTAGAATATGAGTTTGGTGGGGTAGTAAGGGATATAAAAGAAACCTTTGGTATAAATCAACAAACTGCTAGACCTACTTCTTCAAGTAGTAAAGATGGTGAAACCAGGTTTAGAAGGGCAACAACTCCAAATAAAAACCCATTAGTAAATACTCAATTAAAAACCAAGAATAGTAAATCAAATCCAGAAATTTTATCATTACCCTTAAATCAAGGTACCAGAGAACTTTATAGAAAATCCATAATCCCAAAAAATAATATTATTATTATAAATGATAATGTAAGCCCCCCAGTATCTATTGTTATTCAAAATAGACCAAATGAGGTAACAATAGATACTCAAACAAATTGGGTATCAGTAAAATCCATGGGTAGAAATAATCCATTTATGATTTATACTGGTGGTGAAGATACAATTTCATTTGATATATCCTGGTATTCTAGTGACCCAAATAATAGAGAAGATATTTTAACCAAATGTAGGTTATTAGAATCATGGTCTAAAGCAAATGGGTATAGGCAATCACCACCTATTCTTAGAATTTCTTGGGGTTCATCTGGTATATTTGATAATGATTTATTTATCCTTTATTCTGCGAGCTACAAATTAAATAATTTTCAAGATAGGTATAGTGGTAATATACTAAATACTGAAAGTAGTTTTTCAAGGGATATAAACAAATCAATAGATTTGGGATTATTACCAAGTATAGCAACCCAATCATTAGTATTTAAAAAGGTAACCAGTAAAAACCTTACTCATGCTGATATATGTTCACCAGAAAAATTACAAAAAGTAAAATCAGATGAGATAATGGGAATTCCAGTACCTATTTCTAACAATATATCAACATTTGACAGTATACCCAAAACCACTATACCCACAGAATTAAAACCATTTTAATCATGGCAGATTATAATCCTTATTCCAATTCAATAGCTATACTGTTTGATAATGGGGATGTTGTATTGGAGAGACAAATACAAAAGAAAGTAAGTAATACCTTAATACATACTGTAAAAGAAGGGGAAACTATACAAAGCATAGCTTTTCAGTATTATGGGGATTCTGGGTATTGGGTTCATATATGTGATGTAAATAATATATTTAACCCATTTGTTGAGTTAGAAGAAGGTATGGAAATTTATATACCATCAATTTAAATATTATGGAAGATAGTGACAACATTTTACTTAATGGTACTGGTACTCCTTATGTAGCTATATTTGATAGTAAAAAGAATCCCATTATAGACTCAGTTAGTGGTTTACCCATTGGTGAACTAGTTTCATCATTTACTTATGTATATGATGAAGAAAGAGAAGATAATGGTAATATTCATATTATATGCAATAACCCAAATTTAGTAGCTCTACCAGCACTTGGGTATCAAATGAGTTTAAATCTACAATGGGGTTGGGTATTATCAGAATCATCAATTTTTTGTGGACCATTAAGGAAGGTTATTATAGTGGGGGTAAAGGTTGAGTTTACTAGTAATGGGGTAGAAATAGATTTAGATATAGCTGACTCTTCCATTTTGTTAAAGAATACTCCCTCTAATTATTATAAAAATAATACCAAAGGGAAACTATTTTCAGAATATTTGAAATGTTTATTATCTGGAGTACCACTTCCCTACGTATCTATAACTGATTATAGCTCTTCACAAATTGTTGAATATAAGAAGTTCTTTGCAGTTGTAAGTAAGGATAGAATAACTGATTATGAATCTATATCAAAAGAAAATACAGTTGGTAATAGGTATATACTTGGTAATGGTAAAATGAGTAATATTAATGGAGTTCCTACATACCAATTCTTACCAAAAAATGAGTCAGTTAACCATAATGACCTTATTCCTATTGTGATTGTTGAATATGATAAAAATTCTAATGAGTCATATGATGAGTGGTATAAAAAGATGGATGATTTAGTTAAAAAATACCCAAGTGAATATGGGTATATAAATATTCAACAACCATATAATTATGCTAATATAATAAAGGGTACAAGTAAAAATGTATGGTCCCAATTTTTAAATCTGGCAAACAATATACCAAATGGGCCATATTATATGGATGGTAGAGATGGTAAATTAGAAATTCATAATAGAAAGTATAATAGGCCAATTTCTAAAATATACACCTATTATGGTGGTAATGGGGAGTTATTACATTTTTCAGTAGAATCCAAATTTATAAAAAAATCAGTATCAATATCAAAGGGTTCTGAAATTTCCCCAGAAGATAAAAGTATAAAATCCAAATCCGAACAATTGGTGAATGTTGAAGAAAAAGTGTTATTTGTAAAAAATTCTTTTTTAAATACCACGTATGGTTTTATGCCCACAACAGGTGGTGGTACTAATATGTATTTTAATGATTCCAGAGAATTTAGTTATAATGAAAAATTATTACCTGATAAAAACCGTACATTTTCACAAAAAGTAAATAACCCAAATTCTGACCCAGAAGAAGAAAGGTATATGAAATTCTATGAAAATTTCCCAAAATATGATAGTGTATCTGATGGGATAGATTCAAGATATAATGTATCTTTTACTAAAGAGGAACTTAAATCTTATAGAACCATATTAGAAAATAATTTTAATACTCTATTAGAGCACAAAGAAGGTCTTAATTCAAATTCTTCAGAAAAATCTATATCTGAGGTATTACATGGAATAGTAGATAAATTGCCTCCGTTCCAAGTTAAAAGACAATTTTTAGTAAAGTCATATAAAGATAGGCCATTAACGGATTATATGGGAAAAGCTAATTATCCAGTACAAGAATATCATGGGGGTTTTAATTTCGGAGGTATAGAAGATGAGAATGATGAACCCTATGGGTTAGTATTAAAAGAAATGAATATACCCCAAAATTCAAGTGGTAAATATGAATATTATGACCTTTATGAATTAACTTTTCAGGTAGATGGGTTTAAACTTATAAACCAAGGAGCATTGGATTCTGGAGTTGCTATGGGCAACGATTTAGAGAATAGCATTACAAATCAAATAACTGCTTCTGCTACTGTATTAGGAGACCCAACTATTGAATCTTCAATGAATTTCTTAATACAAAATGTATCTGATTTATATTCTGGTACTTGGTATGCAAAAAAGATAACCCACAATATCAATTCTGGTAGTGGGTATACTTGTGATATAGAATTTGTACAGCAAAGTAAGGTTACTGAGAAAATAACAATAACCTCTGAAGTATCTACTACTTCAATGGTTAAACAAGTATTAGGTAATTTAGAAGAATACCGTAAAAATTTTACTACTGATAATCTATATAATGTAAGTTTAAGAGATGTTGCTGAAGTAAAATTAAAAGAAGAAAGGGAAAAATTCCCATTTGGTACCTTAGAAGCTGAGATAAAAGATGGAAAGGTAACTATTAGTAGGACTATGACTGATGGTATTAAAGAATATGATTATCCCACCATTGATGGGGAAGATGATTGGAAAAGATTAAATGGTACAATGTTAACCCCAATGTCAGGAGTTTATTAATTATGGCAAGTATAGCTGAAATAATACAGAGATATGGAGTAGAGTACATTGGAAGATTCTATTCAACTTACCGTGGAGTAGTAATTGATAATGTAGATGATACTCATATGAATAAGCTAAGCCTATATATACCATCTATTCAAGGTGGTATGAATGTAGTAGCTTTACCCAAATTATCTGGTCTTGGTGGGGTAAATTATGGGTTTAAATTAATAACCCCACATATTGGAGAAGTTGTATATGTTGAATTTGAAGGGGGTGACCCATTAAAACCTTTATGGTCCCCACATGGTTGGGCAAATGGGGAAACCCCAGAAGATTTAAAGGATAATAATTCAATAGGATTAGTTACCCCAGGAGGCAATAAAATATATATAAAAGATATTGATGGGGAACTTTATATACAAACCAATTCCAAAGTAAACATCTCTATATTGGATGGCCCAAGTTTAAAGATGACCCAAAAAGGTTTTACCTTTAACTTTGGTGATGATTTTAGTTTAAAGAAAACTCTTGTTCAAATATTAGATGCTATACTTCAATTAACAGTAACTACTGGAGTTGGTCCTTCTGGTACCCCAATAAATGCTCAAACTTTTATTGATATTAAAAATTCACTTGATAATTATTTGGAGGAGTAAAAAGATATGTTAGTAAAACAAACAATAAAGACAGAAATAAAATCTGCATTCACTGAAGTAATGGACCAATCAGATGATGATAGAGAAGGAGCATTGGATAAAGTATCTGATAAATTAGCAGATGCTATTATTAATGCTATTAAAAGTGCAACCATTACATATACTACTGGTCTAGTAACTACAATGGGTCCAGTAACTGGTACATTTGGTAATACAATATCTTAATAATTTAGTATTATGAATCTAGAACAACTCAACTATATAGGAACTGGTCCATATTTTCCCATAAAATTAACTACAGTATTAGATGAGAATGGGAACCCAGAACAAGTTGTACAACCAGATGGTACAATAGTAAATAAAATCTCTTGGAGAAATCTAGAAGGAGGTATTAATCTTATAAAACAAAACCTTACTTCTCTTTTCACATATCAATTAGGTCAAAGGATAAGGCAAGAATATTTTGGGTCTAGAGTATGGGAGTGTATTGAAGAACAAAATACTCAAGCCTTATCCTTTATGATAAAAACCTTTGTGAAAAACTCCATAATTTCTTGGGAACCAAGGATAACAGCTTTGGATGTTCAATCAGAAAGGGTATATGATAAAATCCATATACAAATTAGGTTTGCAATTCAAAATCAAACTGCAGTAAGTGAATTAAATTTTGAATATAATCCATCAAATAATACCATCAATGTCAACTAGTAACAATTGGTTAAATCCTTATCAAAGGTCTTTTAATGATATTAAAGCTAAATTAATATCCGAATTAAGATTACAAATCCCAGAAATAACCGATTATAGTGAAGGGAATATATTTGTAATCATTATATCCATTTTTGCAGCTATTGCAGAAGTAATTCATTATTATATTGATAATATGGCAAGAGAAGCATTTCTTCCAACTGCTAGAAGATATTCTTCTTTATATAAACATGCCAAATTAGTTGATTATCATATTAAATCTGCAATTCCTGCTACAGTAGATGTTATTTTATATAAAAATGACAATACTCCAATTGGTCAGGATATAACAATCCCCTTAAATACAGAATTTACATCTTCAGATGGTAAAACCTGGATATCTACAAAAACTGTTATTTGGTATAAAGATTCATATTATGTAACTATACCATTAATACAACAAAAATTAGTAGGGGAACCTGATAGAATTCAATTAGGAAATATCCTATCACCAGATTCCATAATATATATAACTGATATACCCTCAGACCAAAAATATACTGAGGGTTCAATGAACTTATATATTAATGATGAACCCTGGATTTTGGTAAATACCTTTGCCTATTCTTCTTCAAGAGATAAGGTATTTAAGGTAGAGGTAGATGAACAACTTAGACCATACATAAAATTTGGAGATGGTCAATTTGGTATGAAGCCAGAATATAATGCAACTGTCCAAGCTTCATATTCATTAACTTATGGTTCAGCTGGTAATATAGCTACCAATAATTTTACTACTGTACCACAAAATATTCAAATCATAGATAGTAAGATTATAATTAACAATGTAATCCCAGCTACTGGTGGTTCTGATTATGAAACCTTTAATATGTTAAAAAACCATATCCCATTATCAATAAAAACTCTTGGGGTAGCAATTACCAAAGAAGATTTTGAGGCTATTGCTAAAATGGTAGGAGGAGTAGATAAAGCTTATGCAAATTATGTTTGTGGAAGATATGTAGAAATTTATATAACCCCAGATGGTGGAGGGGAAGCTTCTAGTGCATTATTAGATTCTGTTGAAAAAACAATATCCAAAAGTAAAGTAATTACTACTAGCATAGAAGTATTATCTACCCATAAATCCCAGGTATTTTTGGATATGACCATAACTGGAAAAAAATCATTTAAATCCAATGATATCTCAAATCAAGTAAAGAAAGCTTTAACAACAGCTTATGATTATAACAATTCTGATATAAATAAACCAGTAAGGTTATCAGATATATATGCTTTAGTTGATAATCAGAGTATGGTAGATTATTTAACTATAAATAGGTTATATCAATTACCATATCCTGAACCCCAAAAAGCAACCAATCTACCATTGAATATAACCTACTTTGTTCAAAATGTTAATCCTAAAAGTGATTCAGGTACCCAATATATTGTACAAGTAAACACATTCTTTGGAAATAAGTATTATGATGTTGTAATATTATATTATTTTGAAGATGACTCTGGAAATAATAGAGTATTAGCAGCTGGTAATTATGGTGAATTATTAAGTGTGAATGATATAATAGGTACCAATGAGCTTTTATTCCAAATCACCATTAATAAACCATCAGAGGAATTAGATTATGAGCAGGGTAGTAGATATACCTTAAATATACTACCTATGAATCAGGATTTATATCCATTATCATATCAGATTCCAATTATAGAAAATCAAAATATAACCCTATCAATAAATGAAGTCATTTAAAAGTTTTAAGCAATGGGTATTTCCTAATCTATTCCCAGCTTATTATAAGGATTACGATACTTATAAAGACAAAGATGGGAAAGGTATTTTGGAAAGATTCATAGAGGTATGTTCAAATTATCTTGATACTGATATTACACCAGATATAGATAATTTCATGGATATACTAGATGTGGATGTTACCCCTGATATATTTCTGAATTATTTTTGGGAATATTTTGATTATATACCCTATGCTTATGGGGTATTAGTAAAAGGTACACCTTTTACTAAAGAAAATGTAGCTAGTTGGTTAAATACTCCTCAGGGATTTCCAAAAGCAGATACTAGAAGCATTTTAAAATATGCAATATCTTTATATAAAATAAGATGTACCCAAGATTTTTATACAGTACTTGGTAGATTTTATGGAGTAAGATTCGAATTAGAAGAAATTCTATTCGAGGACGGATATAGTCCCAAACCCAATGACTCTGGTGTTAACTATAGACTTATAGGCGCTGTATTCGAGGACGGATATAGTCCCAAACCCAATGACTCTGGTGTTAACTATAGACTTATAGGCGCTGTATTCGAGGACGTAATAAGTACTTATAGTGGAGATAATGGGTATTATGGTGATTGGAAAGGATTATATCCATATGGGGATTGTACATCATGTACTACTATAAAAGCTCATATCTATGTTCCAAAAGGTATGTATGATGCTATTCAAGATAATATTGATAGTGTAAAAAATGCTTTTGTCAATTTACTCAATAAGTATATACCCATAAATGTAAAACCATTTACTTTAGATACCATAGAATTAATTTCAGAAATACCAACAATTATACCAATAGAAATAGAATCCCAACAAAATTGACCCAATCATGTTATCAATCCTACTTCAAACTGAAAACCTTAACAATTTAACTGAATCAGTTAATAAAGTTACTGATTCCTCTATTAGAATTGCCCAAGCTGCAAATGACTTTGGTGCATTAAGAGTAGCTTTTGGTGTATTTATGATTTTTATAATCATAATTGTAATATTGTTTATATGGCAAATATTTGTATTATCTGGCAAATTGAATACCATATATGGAGCAGCTATTAAAACCACTGAATACTTTGAAACCTCTGCAGAAGGAGATATTGGACCTTCACAAGCCCAAGTAATAGTAAGAAGAAATTTTAATAGCTTAAGTCAAGCAATTAAATATTACATTCTTAGAATAAGGCTAGAAAACCATATAGACGATAAAAATAAAATAAAAGTAAAAATAGATATGTTAGTTAGAAATGAATTTTCAGAACTAACCACATATCTATCAAACTTTAAGTGTAATAAAAAGGTTTTAAGTTTTATAGTAGAAGATGATGATATTCAAATGGTTGAAGATTTTATTTTTGAACAGGTATATATACCAAAAAATGATTTTACCATATCCAATATGGACCAATCAACCTCTATATTTATAAATGGTCTAAAGCTTTCATATATTAAGAAAATACCACAATGAGAAAATTGATAGTTATATTAGACCCAGCACATGGGTCAGATGTAAAAGGTAAACGTTCACCAGATGGTACCCATTTAGAATATATATGGAGTAGAGAAATATGCAAAAAACTAAAAGATAGGCTTATCCTAAATGATTTTAGGGTTAAATATACAAATGAAACAGAAAATGAAATAGGCTTATCAAAGAGAAAAGAAATTGCAAATAATATAAAATCAAGTCCTGGTGAATATAAATTTCTAGTAAGTTTGCATAATAATGCTGCTGGGGATGGTACCCAATGGTTAAATGCAAAAGGGTTTGAAATTTATACTTCAAAGGGGCAAACCATTTCTGATAAATTTGCAACCATTATTTTTAATAATTTAAAAAAGGATTTTCCCGGTATAAATGCAAGAGCAGATTATATTGATGGTGACCCAGATAAGGAAAGTAATTTCACAGTATTAATGGGAAACTATTATGCTGTTCTAATAGAATGGTTATTCCAGGATAATAAAGAAGAAGTAATACTTCTAAAAGATAAAACCATTAATTCCAGGTTAGTGGATTCTTTGGTAAATTCACTGATAGAAATAGATGAACAATTATAACTCATTCTTTTGTTACCATAGTTGAGTTGATGGTGAGGGTAATTTGGGTGACCAAGTTGCCCTCTTTTAGCGTTTAGAAAAATGTTCCTTTGCTTCTTTAATTGTATTCTTAATATGGGTTCTCATATTGCTTATATAATCAGCTGCTCTTTGTGTTTTTGGTAATTCAAAGTATTCAATTAAATTCAAGGTTGATAATTTACCATGAGCTTCTTTCATTTTTTCTTTGAGAAACATTGGAGGGTCCAATTCTGTAACAAATATCAGATATTCATCAGGGGTTAATTTTTCTCTCATATATTCATGGAGCATATTAGAGAAATTATTTTCTTCTGGTTCATTTTCAATAATATCCTTTTCTTGGTTATCATCTTTATCTTCTTTACTATTATCAAATAATTCCTCAAATGAAGTTAATTCTTGATTAAATTCTGCTTGTCTAGTATAAGCATTCCTAAGTAATTTGTTCTTAAAAATTTGTAAAGAAGTTATTAATGTAGCTTTTAATCTATCTTCGGTATATTTATCCTGATATTTATTATATACATATAAGAATTTATCCCAAAAATAACTTTGAATTATATCTTGACTAACATTGAATCTTCTAGAATCAATATTTTTAGATAGCTTTTTAATTAGTGGTTTACAGATTTTATACATTCTTTCAAATTCTTCCCTGTTATAATGGGTAAATTCTTTTATCCTATGAATTTCTGAACCATTAGTACCTTGTTTACTCATAACTTAATAGATTAATTATTTAACAATGCAAATATATATAATAATTTTATCACTTGTATGAAAATATATCAACTTTTTCACCCTATGTGTTGATTTTTATAAAATTGAAATATAAATGAATCTAGAAAAGACTACTCATAGATACAACTTTCATATATGTAAAGACATGGCAACTAAATTTAAAAAGAAAATTAATCAGAGTGATAAATTCACTTTTACCATTGACTTCCAACTAGAAGTTTTAAGGTTCCTAATACAAAATAAGGAATCAGTTTTAATTATTCAAAAAATAAAACCAGGTTACTTTACTCTAATAGAACATTCAATAATAATGGAATCATTATTGAAGTTTCATAGAAAATATGGAAAGTTACCAAGTGAAACCTTGTTAAAAGAAACCTGTAACTCATTATTAAGTGGTAAGGACTTTGTTGATTTAGTTACTAAGGAAGATATCCCAAATATTAATAGGATAATAAATAACCTATATTCAATACCATTAAGGGATTCAGATGTTATAAAGGAGAACATATTTAAGTTCATAGCTTATATAGAAATGAAAACCCTAAATGAATCCATGGATTTCACTAATTTTAATCTATATGAGGATTACCAAAATAAGGTATCAAAAATAATCAGGAATTCAAAACCTCAGAAAAAAGATGAACCATTATATATGGTTGGTGGAACAGTGAAAAGACAATTAATGAGAAGAGTTGACCCAGATATAATCCCCACTCCATACTGGCAATTAAATAACCTATCAAATGGTGGAGGATATTCTAAGGGTAGTATATTTGTAATATTAGATAAACCAAAAGCCAAGAAAACATTTGCATTAATAAATATATCAAGAGGATATCTTACCATGAAAAAGAATGTATTATATATTGATACTGAAAATGGTAAGAATCAAATCATGGAGAGAATGGTCCAATCAACTCTTAATAAAACCAAAAAAGAAATTGTATCTGGTGAACAAGATAAACTTGAACAGAGACATATGAGAAAATATAAAAGGTTAGGGGTTGAATTTATAGTAGAAAGGGTTCCTGCTCTAGTATCAGATGCAAATGTTATTAAAGGTATAATAAAGAAAATAGAAGCAGATACTGGAATAAAGATTCACATATTAATGATTGATTATGCAGCTAAATTAGCTTCTATATCAAAAGATAAAGATGATACTGAACGTATAAATAATGTTTATATAGATTTGGATAATCTGGCTTCAGAATTGGAATTAGAAGCAATTTGGACTGCACAACATGTAAAAAGGGAAGCATCAAAAAGAAAAGGTACTAGATATGAGGATAATGATATTGCAAGTGCCATATCAATAATAAGAAATGCCCAATGTATTATTGGTTTAAATTCCACTGATGATGAAGAAGAACATGGGATTCAAAGAATGGAGATTGTAGTACAAAGAGATGGTAAATCCCATGGTAGATGTTTATTTAATTTTGATAGTGATAGGCAAAGATGGAAAGAGTTTTCAAGGGAAGCTAGGGAGAAATATGATAAAACTCTTGGTAAAACTGTAGATGAAATGATTAAAAAAGAATCAACCAATGGGGTAGTAAAAAAATCAAATCCAATAGCAGACCCAGAAAAAGCAAATCATAAAGGAGGAGATATTTAATGTCAAATTTAACTAACGAGTTCAAAGGTAAACTCAAAAAATATTTTCATGTAAAATTAGGGGCATTTACTTATAGACATGGTTGGGATAAATGTAAATGCCCATATTGTGGTAGAGATGGTAAATTTGGAATAAATATATCCAGAAATAGGTGCAATTGTTTTAGGTGTGGAGAACACCCTTCACCCATACAATTAGTAATGTATCTTGAATCAGTAGATACATATGCAGAAGCTATAAAGATACTTAATCAAGCAAAGTATGATGGTTATATATTTAAGGAAGAAAAGGTAGAATTAAAATCCAGAAAAGATTTATATTTACCAGAGGGATTTAAATTATTAACTGTTGGTAATTCTGAACTTGCTAAATCAGCAAGAAATTATGTAACTAAAAGGGGGTTTAATGTAAAAGAAGTTGCTATGTCTGGTTGGGGTTATGGGACTCAGGGTAAATATTTTGGGTATCTCATAATCCCTTTTCATGAAAATGGTAAATTAGTGTATTTTAATGCCAGATTATTTATAGGCAATGGTCCAAAATATAATAACCCAGATGTATCAGATACTGGATTAGGTAAATCCTTTATTATATATAATAAAGATGCCCTTTATATGTATAAAACTGTTTATTTGTGTGAAGGTGCAATAAATGCCCAAACTATGGGAGAAAAAGGAATTGCATCTGGTGGAAAAGCAATATCCAGATACCAGGTAAATGAGATTATAAAATCCCCAGTGGAAAGGGTTATCATATTATTTGACCCAGATGCAAAAGATAGAGCAATAGATTTGGCATTTAAACTTATAAATTATAAAAAGGTAAAAGTTATATTCTTACCAGAAGGTAAAGATGTAAATGATATTGGTAAGAAAAAAACCATGAAATTCATATATTCCCAACGATATCTAGATTATCAGGAACTATTAGAATTAAAATTTAAATATAAGATTTAAATGAGAGAACCAAGTATTCACATATCAAAATCCATTTTCATTAAAATCCTTGAAAAAGAGGGTGTTAAAATTTCCAAATCCAAAATAGATTCCATATTTACTACAGCAAGAAATTATTCCCTGGACCATCGTTCAATATTAAAGAATAATAAAAAGAACCAAAAGATATTATCTAGAAGAACTCAATCAACAGTTGGTAATGCAAATATGTTAGCAGATATAATATATTCTGTTAGGATAAAATTAAAACATGTGGGAGTTACCAAAATAAAACAAACAGATAATCAATGGGCACAAATAAGGGAATTGGTACCAATCATAGATGAATTTTGTTCATATTATAAATTCCTTAATAAAAGACAAGGGTATATTCAATTTGTAGAAATAGGATTAAACTTAATGGGTAATTCAAATAGACCAAATTATAGTTATTGTGCAAATTGGATGCTACAAAAAGCAAGTTGGATATCAACTTATTATGGGGCAATAAAAGAAATATCAGAAGACAATTATAAAGAAGAAACCAATGAAATTTATAATTGTTATATAAATAAGATACTAGAGATGACTGGAATTAACAATAATTATAAGAAAAATCCAACTGATTATGTTAATTTCATTCATGCAAGAAAATTAGCTGATAAAATTGGGGTTGATTATAAAATATTTATGGATTCCCAATTTGAGGCTTTATCTTTTTGTAATGGTATTCCAAAATTGGAGGATTTGGGAAATGAAAAAGCCCAACAAAGGTTAACCCAATTTATTTCAAAACATGGTTTAATAATTAGGAAAAAAATCAATTTATCCCAAAATGACTGGGATTCATTCAAAAAATAATTCATATGGTAGAGATAATAATAAAGAATTGTAATCAATGCCAATTAGGGGGTTCTAGAAAAGAATTAATGAAATTGTATGATACTTTTAGAATTAAGCATCCAAATGCTTGGCATATTACTAGATTCCAAAAAGGGAAGTATCAATGGGATGGATATATAAAATATATATCAGCATATGGGGAATTTAAAATAGGTTTATTACCTATGATATATAATACCCTAAAATCTTGGGGTATTGAAGATATAAAGATTACAGATAAAAGAATAATTCCCAATATTAAACCAATAATCCCAACTCAATTAGGGGCAAATTATAATCCCATTAAATTATATCCAAGACAAATACAAGCTATAAAAACTTTATTGAATAATAAAGTAGGTGATACACCTTTTCTTATATGTGCTGGGGATTATTCTGTTGGATTTGGTAAAACCCTTTTATTCTGTGCTTTATACAAAGCTTATCAAGGAAATTTACCAACAATCCTACTTTTAAATGATTCGGATTTGTTCAATCAATTTAAAAGAGAAATTCCTGAACTTTTACCAAATGAGGATATTGCATTTATCCAAGGTTCTAAATGTAATAGATGGGGTAAATTTAATGTGGCAATGGTCCAAAGTATATCTAAGAATATAAGGAAATATCAACAGAACTTATTGGATATAAGAATGGTTTTAATTGATGAAGCAGATATCATAGACAATAAAACATATCAAACAGTTATATCATATCTTTATAATTCTTTTATAAGAATAGGGTTAAGTGGTACCATTTATATGAATGAAAGAAAAAGTGGAATTGTTCATAATATGAATGTAAGGCAATTTATTGGGGATGTGGTAGACCAAGTTAAATTATCAGAACAAATTAAAACAGGTAGAGCAACTAAAGTTATTGTTAAAATGATTTATACTGGTATAGGGGAAAAGGTACCAAATGATTATCAAAGAGAATATAAATTAAATATTATTGAGAATAAAGAATCCTATAAACTTTCATTTTCTAGAATGCTTTATAATTATAAATATGGAAGGGTTCCAATGGTTATATTATGCAAATTTATTGACCATTGTGAGGATTTATATAAATATTATACTGAAAGGATTAATAAAATGGGATTACCTTTAAGGGTAGCCTATTTACATCACAATGTGAAAAATAGAAATAAAATATTAACTGATATAAGAGAAGGGAATATAGATATCCTAATATCTACTACAGTTATTGCAAGAGGTAAAAATATACCAACTTTACAATATCTTCAGAATATTGCATCAATGGATTCCCAAGAAAAATCCATTCAAATTTTGGGAAGGTTAGTTAGGAAACATGAATCCAAAAATAAAACCTACCTTGATGATTTTATTTTTGATGGTACCTTTTTAAAAAGGCATGGCAATCATAGAAAAATTTATTACCAAAAACAAGGGTTTAAGGTATTAAAAATAGAATACACAAAAAAAGTATAATAGTTAGTTACTAGTAATATTGGTCAAATTATTAACTAAGTTTAACTTATGATATATAAAAAGTAAATTCTTTGAAGACTAAAAGTAGATTTAAATATTTAAATATTAATCAGGCTATTAGCTATATACATATACAGGCTAATAAATATTTATCAGGCCATAAATATATTCAGGCTAATAGCCTGAATATATTATCTAGGTAGCTTGCTACCTAGATATTAGCTTATTAGAGTATATGGTCTTTTTTCTTTTCTTTTTTTGGTTACTTTTTTTCTTTTCTTTTTTGAACATAGAAATTTACAAGGTACCATAATAAACTTGAAAAAACCTATTATCATTTGGAAAACTTAAAATTCAAAACTAATGGCAAAGAAACAAAAACAAAAAGGGTTAATTAAACTTGAAGATACTGATATATTGAAACCAATCGATATTTCTAAAATAGGTTCAAATGGGGACCCATGTTTTGGAAAGGAATATAACCTATCAACCAAGGAATGCAAGATGTGTGGGGATTCAGAATTATGCTGCATAAAATTTGCAGCATTAGTTGGGAAAGATAGAAAACAATTGGAAAAAGAGAATGAATTTAAAGACTTAGAAAATCTAGTAGATTTAAAAGCAGTATCAAAAACTATTAGATATTTGAAAAGGAAAGATGAATCCAAAAAAACAATCCTTGATAAGATTCAAGCAAAATATGAATTGAGCAGGGAAGAAGCTAGAACAATTTATAAATCAGTAATAAACAAACAAAATGGAAAAAAACAATGAATTAATTTTCACAAGGGTAAGAGATGTACAATTACCCAAGAGAGCAAATCAACATGATGCAGGAATAGACTTCTTCTGTCCAGTTCTAGATGATGAATTAATCCAAAGAATCAATGAAATTAATCAGGATAAGAATGTTATTATATCTCCTGATTTTATTATGGTAGCTCCTGGTGCAGATATAACAATCCCATCAGGGGTAAAAGTTTGGATAATGAATAAAGAATCTGCTTTAGTTGCAGCAAATAAATCTGGATTAGCAACAAAGTTTAGTATTCAATTCACTGCTCAAGTAATAGATGCAGATTACACTGGGGAAATTCATATTGGAATAAGGAATCATGGAAAAGACTTCTTTATGATTAAACCTGGTGCAAAGTTAATACAATTCCTACATTTACCAATCATATTATCAGATATCATAGAGGTAGGTAATGATGGGTATAATGATATTGTTGATGGGAAATCAGATAGGGGAGAAGGAGGATTTGGTTCAACTGGATTTTGATTATGGAAAATACAAATATACAACAAGAGTTAAATGATATTTATATCCCTGATTGGTATATTAAAGACTGAGTGATATGGATTCAAGAGATATAAAAGAAGAACCAAGTATTCCAAAAGATAATAAGTATCTGGAATCAATATATGAAATGCAAAAACAACTACTAGATAGTTATATAAGCATTGAAGGGTTACCAAAATACCCATTAAATATAAACACAAAAACCAATCAATTAATCCTAAAAGATTTTACTTCAAGGGTAATTGAGGAACTTGCAGAAGCTTATGAGAGTTTATTATTAGTGGAGGAATTAACAATAACAAAACAAAATTGGTTCACTATATCATCAACTTCAATTGATTCTTTTGTTGAATGTATGAATCATTTGCAAAATGCAAGTGAAGAAATGGCAGATGCTTTACATTTCTTCATTGAGTTGTTAATTTACACTAATATACAACCAGAAGATATTAATTCATACATTGAAAGTAAATTACCAAAGAATAAGAGACAAAACTTCTCAAATACACTTGAATATGGGATGGCATTGGGTAAACAATGGTTAACAAATATGAACCAAGTACCAGATGTAAAGAAGAAGAATTTGGTAAACTTAATTCATAAGTATGAACAAGTAAAGGTTGATTTTGATATACCAGAGTATAATATTAAACTTTTACATTGTGGTGAAGACTACAATTATGAACTTTATAATTCATACAAAAGTTATCTTTGGGATATAACCTATGAACTGAATATATCAAGGAATTTCCTTAAAAATAAACCATGGAAGCAATCTCAAATGATGACCAATGAATCAGCTTATCAAGAGGAGATAGTAAAGTCATTTATATTATTCCTTGGTACATTGAATATAATGGGAGTAAATGGAAGTAATCTGTATTATATTTACTTCAAGAAGAATAAGATAAACCAATTCAGAATAAAATCTAAGTATTAATGAAAAGTTTTGTATTTAAAACCGGAGATGAAGCTTGGGCAAGTATAAACAAAATGTTTATTGAACAAGATGAAAAATTAGGATTATTTTCTGATGGACAAGGGGCTTCAATAACTAATTCACTATATACTTATGGAATGTCAGTATTGATAGAAGAAGCCAAATTTGACCCAGAATTTGATTTTGGGAAGATAATGGGTTATACTCAATCTAAATGGAGCAGTTTATTAAATAACTATTTGGACCTTGATTCATTGGATAAATTAAAACTACAAATAAGGGAACTTGAAAAAAATAAAGCCATAAACAGAAATTATCATATTGGTTTTAATTTTGCAGATTCTCATGGTAATGGTAAAGGTTGCTTAGTTTCTGGGATGTTCTCAAGGATGATAGGTATTGATAAACCAAGGCTTACAATAGTAATGAGAGCTTCAGATGTTGTAACAAGGTTACCTTGGGATTTATTATTGGCTATAAGAATGGGAGAATATGTTTTTGGTCATACAGAGTTTACCATAGAATTATTTATCCGTTCAGCTTTTGCAGATGATACTAGTTTAATGCTTTATAATGGATATGAACCCATAGAACCCATCATTGAGAAAATAAAAAATGAAGAAAGGAGAAAGAGATTAAAGAAAGCATTAAAAAGAGTAAAGAAAGCATCAGAAAAAGGTGATGACCCAAAATATCAAGCTTATATGAGGGTATATAAGATATTCAGCCCAGAGAAATATGGTAAAGAATTTAAATCACTTTTTGCTAAGGATTGCATTATTGGTAATTGGGATGGAATACCATTGCCAGAAGTATGCCCCTCTATACTTGTAAGGAATCAAATAAAGAAGGTATACTTAAAATTTGTGAACAAGTATAACCTAAATATCTTTTCAAGTGTAGATACCAAAAAGAAACTGATAAAGTTTAAGGAAAGTGATGGTTCCATAACTGATTCAATTGAAGATTTAGGTGAAGAAGATGAACAATAATATAATTTGGTTTCCAGACCCTCTTCTAGCTTGGGAATATTTTAATGAAGCATTTCTAAGTGGGGAAGGGGGTCTCCCTTTTGTATTTCATACAACAACTGCTACTTATGTGTATGATTTAGTATTTGGTATAGTAGACCCAAGATTACCAAATAACATTGATTTTGGGAAATTATTCAATTATTCCTCAGCAAAATGGACATTACTAGTATCTAATTATTTAGATAGGTATGTTATGGATAATACCAAACGAGAGGTTACTAGTCTACATAAAAAGGGGTTGGTATATAATTATTCAATGCCTTTTACCAATAACCATAGTCACGGTAAGAAATGTCTATTATCAGTAGTTTTTAGTAAAAGATGTAATGAAACTAATCCTACAATATCCGTTTATTTAAGGGCATCTGAAGTAACAAAAAGGTTAATATTTGATTTCCTCCTTATTCAGAGGATAGGGGAATATGTTTATGGTAACAATAACTTTAAAATGGTATTCCATGTAAACCAGATGTTCAATGATAATACAGTATTATTAATGTATCATGCTTATAAAGATATTAAAGGCATTTTAAAGAATAAAAAGGATAAGAGAAGTATAAAACTATTGGAAAATTTAAATATTTTTCTAGAGAAGCCAATAGATAGCATAAAATATAAAATCCATAAAAGGGTTGCAAAAGTTTTACAAAAGGGTATAAAAAAACCAAAAACATTAGTTAAGGATTGCAAACTACCATTTTGATAACATAGAAATCTATTCTTATTAAACCAATTAAACTTATTAGATATGAGAATTTATGATGATTGCTATGAATTAATGTCTGAGATGGGCAGAAATTTATGGGAAATGGGTTCTATAGTTAAACCTAAAACCTATCAAAATAAATCAATAGAAGGCAATGATAATTTTATAACAAAAGAACTTATTTGTGAACAATATTGCTTAACTAGAATGCCAGACCCAGAATTTTTATTTACATATACAAAATGTAGAGAATGGGCAGATTTAGAGTTTCAAGAAAGAATATCCAATATGGAATGTAATCCAGGTGAAGCTTGGAAATTACGTAAAGATGTATGGGAAGAATTTTTGAATGATGAGGGTAAATTTGATTATACCTATTCAGAAAGAATGTTTTTAAATTTACCAAGGTTGATAGATTTATTAAAATCAGACAATGATACTAGAAAAGCAGTATTACCTATATTTAATGGTAATTATGAGGATGATACTGATTATTATAATGGTAAAAAACGTATCCCTTGTTCAATGTATTATGATTTTTTAGTAAGAGAAAATCAGAAAGGAGAAAAGGTATTAAATATTTGTTATCATCAAAGAAGTTCTGATTTTATAACCCATTTTGGTAATGATGTTTATCTTGCCTGGAAACTTATGGAATATGTTGCCAATAATATTGGGGTAAAAGCTGGTTATTTATACCATACAATAGATTCTATACATTCCTATAAAAAGGACTGGATTTTATTAAAAACATCATTAAATGATTTAAGAAGGTAATATATATATATATGAAAACCAGGTATCATATAATAAAGAATCGCAATGAATTAGAAAAATTAGTAGAAGCATGCCTAAAAACTGGGTATGCTTCTGTTGACTTTGAAACTAATGCTGAACCAATATACAATGATACATTTAAACCAACCATATTATCAGTAACTTTTCAACCTGGTTCTGGGGTATCAATCCCTTTACAACATTTTGAATGTGATAAGTTACATGTTAATAAAACTTGGTTAGAATGGTTAACTTATTTTGGTAGAAATGTAATTGAAAATCCAAATATAGTAAAGATAGCTTGGAACTGGAAATTTGATAATCAGATATTCCAAAGGTATAATATATATTCAAGAGGTACTGTAATAGATGGGATGCTTGCTAAATACCTTTTAAATGAGGAAAGACCAAATGGTTTAAAGGATATGGTAAGAAGGTTTTTACCAGAATTTTCTGATTATGAGAAATATGATTCCTTTGATTCAATCCCATGGTCAAAGAAACCCTTAAAAAAACTATGTGAATATGGTTGTATGGATACTGATTTTACTTTTAGATTATCCATATTCTTTGAATCATTCCTAATCAAAAAAGGGTTTTATAATTTGTATAGGAATCTTATAATGTCAGCAAGTAAGGTATTACAAAGTGCTGAAAAAGCTGGTTTACCATTTGATATAGAATTAAATACCAAATTAAGGGAAAAATATAATAACCTTATAAATGAATATAATACCAAATTAAGGTCAATAAGAACAGTTCAGAGATATCAAAATTATATAATAAAGAAAAGAAAAGAAGATTATATTGAAACTCTAGAAAATGAAATAGAAGAATTAAGGGAAGAGGGAAAAGATAGACAAGTAAAAACAAGGGAACAAAAATTATCCAGAATAATAGCTGGGGAGTATACAACAAAAAGTGAATTAAAATTAATTGAACCCATAAACTTTAGTTCACAAAAACAAATGGTGGATTTATTATATAATTCTAATCATGGGTTTAAGTTACCAATAATTGCTTATACAATTGATAAACATAAAAAACCAACAAATAACCCATCAACCGCAGAAGATATTTTAATAAAATTAAAAGAACATGATAAATCTGGGTTTATTGATACTCTTTTAGATTTAAGAGGAGTACAAACAATAAATTCTACTTTTATTGTTGGGTTAGGGGATTTAGTACAAAGTGATAATAGAGTACACCCAACCTTTCTTATTCATGGTTGTGTATCATGTAATACTAAATTGATAGGTAAAGAAAATGATATAAGGATAGAGGATATATGTCCTAAAGAAGTAGGGGTATTAAATGTAGAAGATAAGGATATATGGGTATTATCTCATGAGGGTACTTGGGAACAAGTAACACATACCATAAATAAGGGCAAACAACCCTTATATAAAATCACTACTAAAGATGGTGATATATTAAGGTGTACAAAGGAACATAAACTTTTAACACCAAAGGGGTGGAAGAGGGTATCATATATATTTAAGCATAACCTAAACGTGGTAATGTATGATACTTCAAAATTAGATATAACTAAACCAATTGTAGGTAAAAAATATGATGAGATAATATTTAGGGATATACCAGGTTGGGATGGGTACATAGCTTCATCAGAGGGCAAAATATATTCAGTAAAAATCCCAGGTGGAAGGGGTATGTTGGATTATAATCATCCACATGAATTAGTTCCAAGGGAATGGAAACCTGGGAGGTTAAGAGTGTATCTGAGGAATAACTCTAAAAAGAAGTATTCTTTCTCAGTGTCCCATTTGGTATGGATGGCTTTTAATAATAAGTTACATATACCAGAAAAGATGGTAATAGACCATATAAATTGTAATACTCTTGATAATAGACCTGAGAATCTACAGTGTATAACCTATTCAGAAAATATAAAGAGAGCTTATACATGTACTAGAACAGCATTTACTAGTAATGGTATTAATGGTACTAATAAATTTAATACACTGACCATTTCTAAAGTACTAGAAGATTATCAGAATGGGCATACTCAAGCAGAAATATGTGAAAGGTATAATATATCCCAAAAACAGGTATCAGGTATAGTTAATGGTCAGAGGAGAAAAGATATATATCTAACAAAATTGGTATCAATGGAATATGAGGGGGAGAAGACCATATATGATTTATCAGTAAATGATAAGCATAGTTATATAACTAGGTCGAACTTTATAAACTCCAATACAGTTAGCGGAAGATTGTCAAGTAGAAATCCCAATGGTCAAAATATACCAAAGACCATGGTAAATCCAGATGTTAAATTGCAATTTATTCCCCCAAAAAATCAATTATTCCTATGTTATGATTATTCACAAGCTGAATTGAGAATATTAGCACATTTAGCAAATGAAGATACAATGTTGGAGTGGTTTAGAACTGGAAGGGATATCCATCTTGCTTCAGCCTGTAAAAAATATCATGAGGATTATGATAAAATAATTAAGATATATCAAGATGAACAGCATCCTGAATATAAATTATGGAAAAAGAGGAGAAAGCAAGCGAAGACTATAAATTTTGGGATAGTTTATGAACAATCAGCTGCAAAATTAGCTGAAAGTTTATCTACTCCAGAAGAACCAGTATCAAAAGAAGAAGGTCAACAATTTCTAGATGATTACTTTAAAACCTTCCCAAAAATAAAAAAATTCATGGAAAGACAACATAAGTTCATGGAAAAACATGGATATTGTGTTTCACTTTTTGGTAGAAGGAGAAGATGTCCAAAAGTATATTCAGAGAATTATGGGGAATATCTTGAAGCATTAAGACAAAGCACAAACATGCCATGTCAAAGTGCAGCTTCAGATATGGCACTATTTGCTTCTGTTATTGTATATAATAAAGTAAAAAAAGGGGAATTACCCCCAATGAAAGAAGTAAATACTGTACATGACTCTGTATATCAATTTATTTTACCTAAATATATTACACCAGATACCATATATAATATATGGGATATATGCAGAAACCCATCTACAAAGGAATATTTTGGATTCTCAATTGATGATGTAGATATGTCAATGGATTTTACTATTGGTAGAAATATGGCAGAGGAATTACCATATATTCCCGGGTATGATTATAATAAATTACTAAGAGATGATTTTGATATAGATGAGTATTATAAAGAGTATAATAAGTATCGGGATATATCAATATCTGAATACCCCAATAAATTCAAAAAATACTTTAAGGAATCATGGAGAAAAAGGTAAAATTAAGTGAGATAAACGATAATATAATAAAGGTAAAATATAAGGGAAAAATCCTAATTATAAATATCTCAGAAGAACTTTCAATTAATGAGAATATAATTAACAGTCAATTAAAAAATATTCCCTCTAACTATGCCTTTTTATGCTCTATACGTGATGATTATATTAAAAAGAGGGATAGATTAGAAAGGGAAAAAGACCTTGCATATAGTGAGGCTTGGTTGTTTTATAAAACCTCAGATAGTAAGATAAATAATGATACCGTATCTCATAAAGCTTTAACTAATAGAAAATATAAGTCTGTTGAGGATAAGTATTTAAAAGCTGTAGATAAAGCAAATAGGTTAATAAGTATATGTAAAGCATATGAATCAAGAGAAAGAATAATACAAACTATATCAGCAAACTTAAGAAAACAACAATAAAACAAAAAATTATGAGAGTAGATTTAAATCTTATCAGTTCATCAGTTGCAAAGGAACTTAGCAAACATTTAATCGGGTTACCATCAGAGAATAGGGTATTACTAGCATTACCAGATGAAGAAAAGAAAGTAGGTAATATAATATTACCAGGAAATGTAACTGAGGGAGTACCTAAATTAGGAGTTATAGTAAAAAGAGGTCCTATAACAGAAGAATATAATAGTTATTTGGATTCAGTAGAGATTGGTAATATTATATTCTTTGGTAATTATGCTGGTAAAGAGATAGAACCTTCATTTACAGAGAATTATGAAATACCTAAATTGAAATTCACAGTACTATCTTTAAATGAGATTATATATTGGGAACCTCAAAATAATTAAAATATGGGAAAGAAAAAAGTTAAAAAACCATCATCAACCATGAGTACAAGGGAGAGAATGATGGCAAGGAAAAAACAATTTGAAACAAAGGGTTCAAATTCTGGTATTATTTACCCAAAAGAGGGTACAATGAGATTAAGATTAATATCTCAGGGACCAGATAAAGAACTTGGTTTGGAGATTATTCAATTCTATCTTGGTAAAGAAAAAGGTGGTATAATTTCACCAGCTACTTTTGATGAACCATGCCCATTCATGGAAAAATACAGGGAACTAAAATCCTCATCAGATGAAGATGACCAAAAGTTAGCAAAGAATCTTTCCCCAAGAAAAAGATATATAATGGGTTGTACCTGTTATAAAGATAATAATGGAAAGGAAATAGACCAAGATAGGATTAGAAAACCAATATTATTCCCAAATTCAGTATATAGGGATATAACTGATTTATACCTTGATGAAGATGATTGGGGAGATATGACTGACCCAGAAAATGGTTATGATATTAAAATAACAAGGTCTGGTAATGGTTTAATGGACACTACATATTCAGTATCCCCATGCCCAAATAGGAAACCTCTAAAACCAAAATACGTAGAAGATATGGATTTAGAGGAAATAATAAGGGGTCATATAAAATCTTATGATGAATTGGAGGAAATGCTAGATGAGTATTTAAATGGGTCATCAAGTTCAAAAGATGACGATGATGACTTATCAGTAAAACCAAAGAAAAAAGATAAAGATTCAAAAAAGAAAAAAAAGAAGAAAGAAAAGAGTTATGATGACGATGATGACTTACCATTTTAATTAGTTTGAGATAATTCCTTTTCTATAAAGCCAGGGTAATTATTATTCTGGCTTTATTTTTCTAAATTCAAAAAAAACTTAATTATGACACTTGAAGATTTAAAATTATTAGTAGAAAAACATCATGAGAGTATTATCCATGATATTGAAGCTTTAATCCTTGAATATAATACTAGACCATTACCTAAAACTGGTTATAAATATAAAAGAAATATATATGATAGATTGAAAGATAAAGAATATTTATCTCCAAACAAATTACTAGACACCACTTTATCAATATTAAATAGGGAGATGGTGTACTTATCTTCATCAGAAAGAAGAGATTTATTACAATTGATAGTACCAATTATCTATAAGTATAATCAAAGTAAGGATTAAATCATGGCAACTAAGAAAAAAGTTGGTATAAAAGTTCCAACAAAAAATGAGATATTAAAAAAGTATGGGGGCATGATAATACAGGCTTCTGATACAAAAGAACCAGGATTATGGTTACCATCAACTTTCCTTAATCTTAATTATACATTAGGTGGGGGTTTTCCTTGGGGGAAAGTAACTGAGATAGCTGGTGAGGAGTCCTCGGGAAAAACTCTAATAGCATTAAATGCAGCTTATGCTTGTCAACAATTAGGGGGTTCAGTAATATGGGTAGATGCTGAACAATCATGGATGAATTCTTGGGCAGAATTAAATGGTATAAATCCAAATAAGGTAACTGTAATAAGGGATACTAGAATAGAATATATATCTGATGCTGTAGCAGATGTAGCTATATATTTAAGGTCTCAATTAACACATAATGAACCAATATTATTGGTAGTTGATTCAGTTGCTGCAATTGATTGTTCTGATAATATAGATTCCAAAATGGTAGATGGTAAAGCTGAGATGGGTGGAAGAGCAAAGGCTTTATATAAATATTTTAGAATCAGGAGTGAGTTATTTTATAAACTTGGGGTTACCCAAATATATATAAATCAGTTAAGGACTGCTTTAAATGTTGGTTTTGGTAAAGATAATACCTGTTTACATTATAATACCATGATACCATTTGTTGATGGTACTTCTATGAGAATAGGGGATATTATTAAAAATAAGGTATCTAAAGAAGTTTGGAGTTATAATGAAAGTACTGGAAAATTTGAACCAAAACCAATAGTTGATTGGGTAGTAAAATCAGAAACTAAAAAATGGATTCAATTTAAAACTGAAGGACCAGAAACTGTTAATGGTTTTAATGGTTTTACTTGTACTTATACCCACCATTGTTTAACCAATCATGGTTGGAAAAAAGCAATAGACATTGATATAAATGATAAATTAATATCCAAACAGAGGAGGGTTATAAATGGTACTTTAAAAGATTTTCTTTGGGGAACTATACCATTTGATTGTTCTCTATATAGTAATCATGGTAATCATACTACTAGACTTACATTTAGTAATGGGAAACAAGAAGATTATCTTATGTTTAAAACTGAAATGATAAGTAAAGCTTTCCCCATGAAAATGAAAGGTAATAATCCTTATAAATGGATTACTAAAGTTGGTTATACTGAATTACAAGAAATATATGATAAGATAGGTAAAGATAGAGACCCATTAAAATTATGGGATTTATCAAAACCCTTGTCACCAATTACCTTATCCATATGGTACATGGATGATGGTCATAAATATAATAATTCTACAGTTGGTATATCCATATCCCCAAGAAGAACAGATATCAATAAGTTATCAAAATATCTATCTGATATATGTGGTTTGGATAATAAAATATATGAACATGGTATAAAGTTTACCAATGATGGTTCAAAAAAATTAATGGAACAAATCCAGGAATATGTTATAGAGTCTATGCAATATAAAATGTTACCCGGATATACTGGTAAATATAAACCTTATTATTTAGAGTTTAAAGAAGAGTATATACCAATAGAAGTTGGTATTATATCCATAAATAAGGAGTTTAATATTAAAAATAGAAGGTTTAAAAGAAGCTATAAGAGAAAAAAATATGATATTACTATACCAGATAATCATAATTTTCTAGCTGGTTCAAAAGAACAGGGTATAGTAGTACATAATACCACTACTGGTGGTGCTGCATTAAAATTCTATGCTTCAATAAGGGTAGCTTTTTATTCAGGTAAAACCATAACAGTAAAAAATAAAGGTAAAGAAAGAAAAGCTGGTAAATTAGTAACAATTAGGGTTTTAAAGAATAAGGTTGCTCCCCCAAGACCCACTATTTCCAAAGCCCCAGTATTTTTCAATCCAAAATTTCATGAAGTTGGTTTTGATAGATGTTTTGGGTTAGAAGATGTTTTTGTAGAAAATGATATAATAGAAAAATCTTCTGGTGGGGTTTATAAGTATAAAGGAAAAGTATTATGTAGGGGGGAAGAAAAATTCCAAAAGCTAATAGAGGAAGATGATGAGTTAAGAAGAAAACTTCTTAAGAAAGCTGGAATAAATACTATTGGTTCAACC